TTATAATAATCTAAATTAGAAGAATCTCCAGACAGATTTACATACTTTTTATATAATCTTTCTTCTGGAAGTGTTTGATGAGTGGTTATAATAACTTTAAATCCTTCTTTTTGTAATATATCTTTTAACTTGTCAACTTCTTTGTAATGATTAATATTATGTGGAAGTGAAATTGCTATTTTTTCTATTTTGTAGCAATCTAAAGGCTTTTTTATTGTTCTATAACTAAATAAGGCAAGATCTCCATAAACTGGTACATCTAGTCCATTGTACTTTAAAAACTGTGATGTGAGAATATCTCTAGCGGTAACACAACTATTTTTATCATTTAAAAGATATTTTAATAATGCTTTTTCATATACATTCATTTTATTTTTTGTTTGTTCAATAGTCCCTGGATAAATGCACCAACTACATCCAAGAGCAAAAACAGGAATATTAAGTCTTATTGCTTTTTCAAGATATTTAATTCTAATATTTAGATTTTCTTGATGCTCTAATGATATTCTAAAGGCAGGCATTAAAATTTTATCATATTGTTTTAAATCTGTTCTCATAAACTTTTCTACTTTGTCAATTGTAGATTTCGCAATTGATACAATATCAAAAATTATTTCTTTTTCTGAATAATCTTTAATTAAATTTATCAATGACTTTACAATAAGATCATCACCTGAGTTTTTTAATCCATCAATTGCATAAGGAGTTAAAATTAATATTTTCATCTATTCACCTCGTTTTTTAAGTTCATCATAAAAATTAATAGTATCATTCATTTTAATATTAATATATTGTGCCTTATTAAAATTAAAATACATACTGTTATAATACAAACCTTCATAATATTTTCTATTTGGCAATGTTGTTATTTCTGCATTAAAATCCTGTATCATTCTTTGCCAGAATTTAATATGAGGAGAACATAAATAACATTCACCAAAAATATTATCTAAATTTAGAGAATAGAATCCCCATTTTAAAAGTTCATAAAAGGCAATTGTACCATATCCCTTGCCAACTTCTTCAGGATTAACAATTATACTTATTTCTCCCAACCTATTTTCCCATTGTATATTGACTATTCCTATACAAGCTATTAACTTTAATGATGTTACATATACATATAGTCCTAAAAATTTATGATTTGAATTTCTGCTACATATTTCATTATGATAAAAATTAGCTTGCATTTCTTTTGTTAATTTTTGAGTAGTTCTAAGTATATTACCATCAAGTTTATTTCTCCATTTTCTAACTACTTCAAAAGCTTGTTCACTCATACTATCTAATTTTAAATTCATGTCTAAATCCATATTCATTAAATTTATGTCCTTTCAAATTATACATTTTTATAATATCTGATACCTTTTTAAATTCTTCATAAGTATCTATACTCCATTTATCTTCAAATAGTGCTTGCCCTTCTACAGAATTATCTCCATGTGAATTAAATTCACCTATTTTATATTTGTCAGGATGATTTTTAAAGCATAAAGTTATATGTTCTATTTCTGTATCATCAGCATATTGATATATATCAATCAATGCTTTTTTTGTCATTACTTCAATATCAAGACCACTACAATAATTACCTTTATTATGCGAAAAATCACATTCATTTGACATATGATACATCATTATTTCATCAATTAAAGAAGGATGGAAAGCTAATAGAGGACAATCATGTGTTAATCTTACAATATTTTCTACCTGTTGACTTTTTCTAGTTTCTATTACTTCTATAGCTTTTATAAATCTTCCAAGTACATCATTACGATCTCCATCCCATGAATAAGTAAAAGCTTTATTGCTATACTCATTAACAAACTTAATATCTCTTTTATCATCTGTCGTAATAACTCCAACAAGATCAACGGTTTTAGCTTGTTTTCCTGCTAATATAACATAATCTAACAAACTCAAACCACATATATTAAAACTTGCCTTTCCCGGCAACCTACTAGAATCGATTCTAGTAGGTATTAAAACGATATTCATATTATTTATATCCCCATATCCTTTACTATACTTTGTAAATATTTTAAGATATCATCTGGAGTCTTACCACTTCCATTAATTATTTTACCATATAAGGTAAAATCAGATGTAGTCATAATACTTAAAGCTGCCAATAAATATTTTCCTTCAGATAAATTAGTGTTTACATTTTCCATCTTTAAATCTTTATCACTTAATAAACTTAATAATCTTTCTATATTATCGGGAGTATGTCCATCCCATTCTGGAGCTTTTTCAATTATTTTTATTCCATCAAAATAATTCCAACAATTCTTATGATAATGATAACTATATTGTCCATTAGGTGTATTTATACCTACGATAAAATAATCTTCAAACATTGTGTTATCATGATGTTTTCTACTTCTCCATGATGAATCTTTAAATGTTTTGCAGATGATACTAAAAAGTATCATTCTATGAAAGTACAATTCATCAAAAGTGTGATAACCATCAGATACTTTGGCAACATCAATTTTAAAAGTTTTTATCAACTCATTTAGATTATCTATATTTTTAATATTACATCCATTTTCTAAGTAATAAATTATATCCTCTATTTCATCAGATCTTAAACTTCTTGTTTCTCCACTCTTAAGATCTAATGACTCTTTTAATTTTTCTATTAAATCATTTTTAGGATATCTTTTTCTTTCTGGCTTATTCATATTACAATACCTCCATTAATTGTTTTGGTGTTCTTGCAAATTCTCCTGAATCCAATCCTGTTGAATCTACTAATTTATAATGCCATTCAACAACACTAGGACATAATGTTCTAAATAAGTTAAAATTAGTTGTATGATCTGAAATTAAACAACCTTGTTTTAATTTCATTTTTAAATAATCTTCCTCATTTGCTGGATATTTACTTACACACCACATTTGCCAAATATTAGATCTTTTCTTTACTTCATCAGAAAACAAAGGAGTACTACTTGAGACATAAACAATTATATTCAATGGTATAAATGGAATTAATTTATCTAACTTTCTATTATTTGCAATTTTTACAAATGGTATTTTTTGCATTAATAAAAATTCTAAAGATTTTTTGTCAAAAACTGAGGCAGTAACTTTATATCCAAGTCCTGTCCCATAGTTATATGCATAGTTAAAACAATCCCAAGATAATGGAATATTATCTCCTGCATTTTGAAACAATTGCCATTTTACAATTATTTCATGTTTGTCTTTATCTATTTCTTTTAATTGATCATACATCTTTTTTATGTATGATTTTGAATTTTTGCAAGTGTTTCCACTCCCAAAATCTAATATAATTCTACTCATTATTTAAATCCTCCATACTAATTTGGTTAAACTCTATATTAGGCAACACTTCTTTAAAACCTAAACTACTTGACATTTCTAATAGTTTTAAAATATATCTTAGATCCCCATTTCTTTAATAATACTATTCATGCTATTTTCCCAATGTATAATTTTACTTATAATATAATTCTGTTCTCCTTCAGATAATTTATAAAACATTGGTATGCTTACAATTTGGTCATAAATACTGGCTGTATAAGGACAATTTACATTTCCTCTATTATGATATGAGTGATCATAAACAGGAGGATAATGAACTATACAACTTATACCCTCATCATGCATATACTTTATAAATTGTTCTCTATTGTTTACCTTAAGTATAAATAAATGATATACATTTTCATTTGATTGTTTTATTAATTTTACATTTACCATATTTTTAAAGGCCTGTATGTATTTCTTAGCTATTATTTTTCTAGCTGCTATAAACTTATCTATTTTCTTTAATTGACTTATTCCTAAAGCTGCGTTAATTTCTGCCATTCTATAGTTGTATCCTATATGTAATTGCATATTATCAAATACCTTATATCGTCCATGATTTCTAAATGCCTTTATTAAGGTGTCATAAAATAAATTATCTGTCAAGACTGCTCCGCCTTCACCTGTTGTAATATGTTTCACAGGATGAAAACTATAACATATTAAATCAGGACGATTAATTTTAGAATTTTTCTTTATTGCTCCTAAGGCATGACAGCTATCAGATATAAAAATTAAATTATGTTTATCACATATATTTCTTATAAATCTATAGTCAACTAATTGTCCACCCATATCAACCGATATTACTGCTCTTGTTTTCTCATTTATTAGATTTTCTGCTAAATAAGGATTTATAAGTAAATCTTCCCCCACATCACAAAAAACAGGTTTTGCTCTCATATAACAAACTGCGTTAGCTGTGGCTGCGAAGGTAATTGATGGAACAATAACTTCATCACCTGACTTTATTCCTGCTGCGAACAAAGCACAATGTAACGCAGCCGTTCCAGAATTTACTACTGAGCAATTTTTAAAACCTGTATATTTTTTTAATTCATCTTCAAATTGATCAATAATAGGTCCACCTGTCAAAGATTCTCCCTTTAAAACATCAACAACGGCTTTTATATCATCATCATCTATATACTGCTTTCCATATCCAATCATAATATTCCATTCCTCATTTCTTCAATAGTTAGAATATTGTCTTTATTGCTAGAATCATAATTAGAATTATAAAAAATCATTGACTCTTTATGTTCCCAATTATCATAATCTTTATCTAACTCCCAACTGTTTTTATAAATTTTAAAGAAATTTTCTTTAAAATCTTTAATTTTTAAAGCTCGCTGTGTTTCTTCCCTACTGATTAACACCTCGTGAAGTTTCTCTCCTTGTCTTTTACCAGTGATTTCTATATTATCAAAAGATGTAAACATTAAAGCAAGTTCTTTTAATTCCATAGTTCTCACCTCTGGAACAAAAATTTCTTCCCCTTTCATCAAGTTTAGAGATTGCAAAACAAAATACACAGCACTTTCTATTGTTATCCAAAATCTAGTCATATGTAAATCAGTTAAAGTAATATTTCCATTCTCTTTTAACTGTTTTCTCCACAATTCGACTACACTTCCTCGGCTGCCTATTACATTTCCATATCTTACACATGAAAACTTTGTATCATTGCTTCCAGAATAATTATTACCATATATAAATAATTTTTCCATCACTGCTTTTGTACAACCATATAGATTTATTGGCAATACTGCTTTATCTGTTGATATTGCTAAAACTTTTTTAACACCTCTGTCAATTGCTGCATTTATAATATTTTGAGAGCCTAATATATTTGTGTTTATTGCTTCGAATGGATTATATTCACATGATGGAACGTGTTTTTGAGCTGCGGCATGTATTACATAATCTATTCCTTCAAAAGCTCTATACAATCTATCTTTGTCCCTAATATCACCTATTAAATATTGTACTCTATCATCGTTGAATTTTTGAGACATTTTCCATTGTTTACATTCATCCCTAGAGAATACATAAACTTTTTTGATCTTTTCTTCTAATACTCTTTTTATAAATGCATTTCCAAACGTACCAGTTCCACCAGTGATTAATATTTTTTTATTATTTAAATATTCCATATATTTTATCCTTTCTCAAATAAAAAAGAAGTTTTATAAATCCAAATTTCGCAGCTCGAATTTATAAAACTTCTTATATACTATTTTTATATAGTTTGTACTGGCTGCGATTCAGTACAAACTATATAATACATAAATAATACTATATATTTAATATAAATTCAATCCCTCAATTAAAAAACCTAAATGTAAGCTTTCAAGTTTTTTAATTTCCGTAGCTGTCATTTTACCAAAAAAAGCTAACAAGCTTGGAAATGGAGCTGCATGTTTACAACCTTCAAACTTTAAACGCCCCTTTATAAACAATATATGATTCGCATTTATTGTAAAATCATGAAAATATATTGTTTCTGTTCTAGATGGAGTTAATAAAATCTGTTTAGATTTACTTCCCCATGACTTAGCTATCCATTTATCTATATCCCTACCATATGGAGGGTTTAACCATCCCCATCCTTTATAAAGCCAAGGATCTTCAAGTGAATTATCTTTAATTGATAAATATTTTTCACATTTATAATTATTTTCATCAGCTGCGAGATCTATCTTAAATTTAAATATACTATTGAGCTGTGAAAACAAATTATCTGGAGTTTCATAATCATGTTTATTGCTGCTAAACATACAATCGTTCAAGTTTTTTCACCTCCTAATATTTCTTGCAATTCTTTTATCCTGCATATAGTACATAAGCCATTTTGACTATCATATGTTTTCTTTGTTATATATTTTCCACATCTTTTACACTTTTCCCATTGTGTCTTTTCTTTCATATTAACTAATCCTTTCTAAATATCATTTATTTGATTTAATCTTTCTATATTTTTATCAGTATTAAAATTATGTCCAAATACAACATACCTTACTTTTGATAATGCCCAATCATATTTACTATGTTTCTTTCCCATAAAAAAGGTACTTGCCCAAGGAGTACCATTGGGCGAAAAATATAAATATAATGGTTTCCAAATAGGTTTATTAATATAAAAAACAGGTAATGGCAAATTAAAACATATATATCCATATTTTTTAGTTTTTATTACAATAGCCCAATTCATAGCATTATGTCCATGTATAGTAATATTTTTTATTGAAATACTTCCTGATAAGTATTTATCAAAAAATATTCCAAAGTTTTTTCATATTTCATTAATCAATATAATCCTTTCTAAATATAATAAAATCTATATTTATTAAAAATATCTTTATCAATTATACTTTCAATAAGTTCAATATCTTTTTTATAAACATCTTTAAAAAAGATATTGGCCATTTTCTTTTTTATGTTAAATAAAAGTTTTAATAAGTTATCAGTTTCTTTAAAATTATTAGATAATAAATAAAAGTTTTTACCTAATATTCCAAATTCATCAGTTAAATAATATTTATCCTCTTTAATATCTAGATGATAAAATGTATTATAATTGGTATTCAAACAAATTATTTTTTGTTCTACTATTCTAGTATAATGAATTATTTTATCATCATAAAACCATATATTTTTATTTAATATATCTCTCCCCATAGGTAAATTATTAAAATTATCTTTTATTATCTTATTGTCACATGTTATAAAAATCCTACTCAATGCTTTCAACTTTCCTTTGTATTTGTAAAAATGAATATAACATACCATCTTTAAATAATGAACTTTCTATTTTGTTAATGTCCTCAATAGAATCATTAACAAAATTTATAAGATTGTTTATTTCGTTATTTAATCTTTCAACTTCTTTTTTTTCTAGTTCTAGTAAATTTTTTAATGCTTCATTAGCTTCTTTTTCCATATCATACATTTTAAATCACTCCTATTATATTTTTTAACTTTCTAACTGAGAATTCCCCCACTTCTAAAGTGGTGGAATGAATCAGATTTTTATTGTTTTTTCTGGTTATGTTTATTATAGCATATATGCTATAATAAACATAAGTTCTTTGATAACTAGATATATATGGGTGCAAATAGTAATCTGTATTTGTGTAAAATATCTACAGTAATCGTCGTAGGTACTAGCGAAAACCAAGCTTATAGTATCTACACTCGTAAAAATTATTTGTCAGGGAAGGGACTTCCCGTTGAGCCTGGGTAAACTTGTTCGGTTGCGAATATTGACCAGGAAGCTCCCGCTTCTATAAGCGGTGAGTAGTTCACAAACCGGCGGGAAAGAACATTATTTAGAAGCAGCAGCTAAGGATTTATATATTGAATTAAAAATAAAAAGTATAAACGAAAAGTATTTAGAATTAATTAGAGAAGCGGCTGGCGAGATAAACAAGCAGATAGAATTATACAAAATGCAAGCAGATGAAATATTGTACTTTATAACAAAGTTTAGTTAAAAAAAAGGCCCTAATCAAAGGGCCTTATTTTTTTAATCTTTACGAAGTATTATATCTTCTATTCTTAACTTTTCTCTTTTAGTTTTGCTCTTGCCTCCATCCAACTCCGATGTAATCAAGAACTTTTCCCCATCCAAAAACTTCACCTTTTTCATTTTTGTAGCAATGTTTCATCCAGTATTCCCATTCTTTTGGGTTTGTTTCATACAATCTATCAAATCTATGAGGCCTTTTTCTCTCAAGCTGTATTCCAAACCCACACATACTACATCCAGTCCTTTGTGCTTTTGTAGTAAATAAATTACCATCAACATCTTTTTCTATAGTTCCATAAATAGCTGGTATTGGCACGTTTAATTCTTTAGCTAAGGTTAAAATATCTTGTCTATTAAATATTGCGAATGGAGCTGATCTAATTACTGATTTACCAAAATAATTACAACCATTAATCATTAAGCTTTTGCTTCTCCGCCCCCCCTCACTTGCCATCATTCCCAAAAATGGCACTGAATTATGTTCTTTTGCCCAATCATCACAAGGCTTTTCTTTTAGGTAATAGCAGCATTTTGATGATACCTTAAAATCTGGTTTACTATAATCACTATTTTCGTATCCTCCAAATTTTTCTAACCAGCATTGACTTAATTTCATTCTTGTATTTTTTCTATTTCCTCCATATTCGCCTGTTTCTCCTGTCATTATTGCATGCCTGATAGTTGAATTTTTTTCACTCGGATTTTGTAAATATTCGATTTTCTGAGCTATTTCTTTACTCAGTACAGGGAACCCAAATTCCTGTATTATGCTTGACTTATTCCAGCATGTTCCGTCTTTTTTCTTCGCTGATTTAAGTCGTTCTATTCCTAATTCTTTGTGTATTTTCTGAATTGTTACATCTTCTAAATAACTAATTGATATCCCTGGAACATCAATGCCTATATCTTTTAAAAATAAATATAAAGTTACACTATCCAATCCTCCAACTGATACATGACAATTTAATTCTCTTTTTTGGCATTCGTTATAAAATTCCCATGCTCTTGTATATGCATAATTTTTCTTGAACTCATAATCTTGCTTTTGCTTTATTTTAAAATCAGCCATCTTCTGATCTGCTCCAATGCTTTTCATTCTCTCCATTACATTCATTAACTTTCCCACCTTTCATCCTTAATTGCCATCTCCTATCATTCCTTCCTTTCAAATTCATCTATTTTATATAAAGGTTCTTTGTATTCTTTTTTCAAATTTATTTTATACTGGTACTCTTCTAAAGATTCAGTGAACTACTCGCCACCTAAGAGGTGGGAGCTTCAAAAGAAGTTTGCTAATTTAAGTTAACCTTATTCTTTTTGGGCTATCCACTAGCCCTTTACACAGTTTTTCAAAATTGAAATTCTGCTTACTTTTACGTAATATATTACAAGCACCGTTTACATCAGCATTTATTATTTTACCTTTTTTAGATTTATACAAACCTCTGCATATTCTTTTGCCTGAAAATTTGTATTTTTCTTTAGTTTCAGGATTATATTTTGGCAATTTGTCTTTATCTAAAAAACTTGATTTACTAGTGTAAGATTCTTCTTGTTCTATATACTGAATACTATATCTTTCACATAGATATAGTATAGTATTTCTCAGTTCTCCAAATGATATTTGAGTGAAATTTTGATTGTTCTTTTTTCCAATATTAATATTTCTTTTGAAATCACAATTATATCCAACGACTATAGTTCCTATATCATTTTCAATACAGTAATTTACAATATATCTAGAAGTTTTCTTTATTTGGTCTTTAGTTTTATTATTTCTTGATTCTATTAATCTTGATATTCTATTAGTATATTTATATCCCTGTCTGTCAGATATTGATTTTAATTTAGCCATTTTTTTATTGTAATACTGATTGATTGATTTTATTTTCCTACCATCCATAATGAATGAAGTCCCAGTATTATTAACACATGTTGCTAAATTTTCAAGACCAATATCAATAGACAATGAATTATCTTTATTGAGCTTTAAATTTTCTGTATTCTCATCATATACATATTGAATATCAAAATATTTTCCTCTAAATCGTGGTATTATCCTTACTTCTTTTATATCTTTATCTTGTAAATTACATGGTATTTTTATCTTTACATCATTAAGTTTTTTATATTCACGACTAATAGGAAGTACAAAATATCCATTTTTTATACTTATAGCATTTTTAGCACAAATCAAAGGGAATACACCCTCTTTGTCTAAATAATGTGGTAATTTGATTTGATTATATCTGTATTCACCTGATTTAGCTTTTTTCATAAGATTAAAAAATGACTTAAAACTTCTATCTACAACTTTTAATATTTGTTGTGATATACCAGCTTGTAGTAATTTATAGTTTTCATTAGATTTGCACTCATGGTAATTTGATTCATAACTTAAATACTTCTTTTCAGTAAAATAATATTGCCTTATAGTGTACAAACCGACATTAAAAAGATTTTTAGATATATGGCATAATTCTTTTAATACTTCATATTCTTTTTTAGAAAGATTTCTAATCTTATTAGTTTGAGTTAATATCATTACTTCACCTCCTTTTACTATATGTTAATTATATAGTAAAAGTATACAGGATGTCAAGAAGTTAATGACGCATTCATCCCCCGCCTAAGAGGCGGGGGTATTCTGCTAGATATTTCAATAAAAATTAGAAACTATAAGCATAAATTAGTTTACTTAATCAAAAAACCCATTAATTAAACTAATTTCAGCATTTTCTATTAATCTGTAACATTTTTCAAATACATCCTTAGGAGACATAGATATATATGGGTTTTCCTCATTTCCAATAGGTGGATATATAACTATATAACATTCTACCTCATGATCTCCTTCATCAATTACCGCTAATTCTCCATATTTTTTCTTTTTATATTCTGCAAAATTTGATAATTCAGCTTTTATTATCTTACAACCTATATAATTTTCCATAATTAAACTTCCTTTCTTTATTTATTAGTGAGCTTTTTTAATTTGTTCACGCTCATATTTTCTAGGTAAATAAGGATTTTCTTTTAAATGATCTCTTTGTTTTGCTTGCCATTCTCTTATTTTACCGTTATTGAATTCTTTTGTTTTACTATCTAAAGATACTGACTCCATACGCTTATAGTTTCTAATCTTTCTTTCTATATATCTTTGTTTTTCTTTCGCTTGATAAGCTATTTTCTGGGCTTCATCATAGCCAAATTCATTCACCAAATCGGCTTCGTAATCACTCATTGTTGGAGTTATTTCATCTGATATCCCCTCGAAAAATGGGGATAGGTCATGAACACAATTGCAGTGATAGAGTCCGTTACGAATAGCATCGTCTAGACTTTCATATACTGGATGACCTGGATTAATTGAAAGTGTTTGCCCTTCGTAAGGGGAACACAATTCGCAACACATAAAATGGGCTGATACAATTACCAAATCCCATCCTGACTGCATATATCTATTTAAATTTGCCTGTATTGCACACCTTGAAGTTAATGTCCTCCCTACCATTTCCGAATAAGTATCTATACTATATTTTGCTCCATTACTATAAGTTATTGTTTGTACTCCCTTTTTTGCGAATTCATCCAATAATTCTTGCGAAAATTTTCTTCTAGTAAATATATCCAGTTCGTTAAAATTGTTTTCAGCAACCATTGTTGTTGTTTTACGAAATAAATCATCAGAATATCGCATAATTTGAACTTGTTGACCATCTAATGAATAATAAGCTGATTGTCTAAACACTCCAAAAAAAGTCTCGTGGTCGGCGTATTTACCACTAAATAACATGCTTACTTGATTAGATATTTCTGGTATAGCAGGAGGTGGAGGAAATTCTCTTAATAATGTTCTACCATTGGAAATATTATCAGTTATAGATGAATTTACTCCCATTCTATTCATATTATTTTCTGCATCCTTAATTCCTTGAATGTAGACATCTGCCAAGTCATTATCTGCCCATTTCTTCCATTGGGTATCAAATTCTTTTGATAATTTTTCTATTCTCTTATCATATATTTTTTTATATTTATTAATATTCTCTGGATCTTTAATAATTGACTCCTGCAATTCTTTATATGCCTGTCCTACAGAAAACACTAAATTTTGAGAGTCAAAAACTAAATTATTAGCATATTTGGAGTATTTATCAATATTCATGTTATCAACTCCTAGAGTTTATTTTAATATATTCCTGGTTTTTATATTCAATATACTTGGTACTTTCAAAAGCTGAAATTTTACAAAAACATACTCCAATTTCAATATATTGTCCAGCTTTTACTATTACTTTTGAATTTTTCTTATCTTTAAGGTCAAGATCTAACATAATCTTAAAACCTTTTAAATAGTGTTTTATCCCTTGTACTAAATAATAATACATATCATTATAATTTTTTGGTACATTTAATAATTCTAGTTTCTGTAATTGTTTTTCAATACCATTATAAATAATTTGATAATCTCTATTTGTATTATTTACATTAGATTTTTCTAAAAATTTAGCTACTGTAATAGAAATCATATAAATACTTGACCTATAATGCCATTCTAAATCAGTTTCCCACTTTAACTTTATTACATCATCCATATGTTTATCCTCCATATTAAATTAATAACTTGACATAATAATACTATAATGCAAGCATTATGTCAATTATATTATTTCAGGAGTGATCCCTTGCTCTTTTAAAATCTGGTCAACTTCCTTTTCTATTGCTTGTTCGTCCCAATCTGGATGCTGCATTTTTACTTTTGTATAGCTGGAGACAGATTTTGCCATATCCAAATTTCTTATAACTTCTGATATTTCCTTTTGATCTGTAACTATAGAATCTTGCAATTCTATAGAAGTGTCCTCTAGATTATAAAAACTTGATAAATTGGCAGATTGATCTATTTTTTGTAGTTGATAAAATAATTCTTTTATAGCTGGTATCCAATACCTTCCCTTTGTTTCTCTGGTCAATTGACTTTTATGTTCTAGAATCTTTAAAGCTGTCCCACTTGCTACGTTCCCATGTTGACCAATCCCAAAAGTTTGTGGAGAATAGCCACACTGTGTTACAATATTAAAAAATATTTGTTCACATGTGTTTTTATGTTCTTCCATACGTATATTAAATTGTACTTGTTCAATCGGCTTGACTCCTGAGTCTCCGCCCATCTTCCAGCCTGTTAAATTCAGCTTTACAAAAGCTCTTTGATACTTACTAAATTTATTTAATTGTACAACTTCTCCAGTTGTTTGGTTTTGGTTTTTTGTCAATAATTCCTCGTCTATAAATATTTGAGCCATTCCTAACTCAATATCTCTCAACCATGAAGTCCACGCAATATCCAAAGAATCCATCATAGATATAGAAATAGAATAGTCATTTATTCCTAAATAAGATCCCGGACATAGCTTGTTAGGTCTTTTATTTGGAATGTATACACAGCCTAAACCATCTATATTTGAAAATCTTACATTTTCTAGTTCAATATTGGCAGTTTCTTCTAATGAATTTAAATCTATCTGAGTACCAATTAACAAACTAGACCCTTCATAAAGTTCATATTCTATAAGAAGATCTTTGCCTTGTCTGCTCCTTTTTTCAAAGAGTCTCCATATCTTGCCTGTATCATTTGTTTTAACTACTCTAAACGTCATTACTTCCCACAATCTACCACACCAAAAAACAGGAAAAAATTGCTGTGGAGTCAATACACTAATTATAGGAGTATTTAATAAGTCTGGCTCTATATCAATTTTTAACAAACACCCCGATATAGCTGCCGATAATTCAGCTCCTTCTAGTAGTAAATTTTCGAAACCATTTTCACTTATAAATTCTTTTATTCTTTTTCCACCTTGTGAACTTTCATCATATTTAAACTTAGGTACTTCTGAAAACAACAAATTTGCCGATGTGGAAGCTATATCGTTCGCAGCTGGTAAATGTATTACTCCAGTAAAATCATCTATCCTTGCCCACATTCTAGATTGAGATATTATATCTCCAATAGCCTTTATATTATAATAATCATATAAAATCTTTTCATTCCCTGAGTACCACGCTGCCCACTCGTCATATTTGTTATACCAGAAATCCCACTCTACAGGAGGAAATTTTGCTTTACTATCAAAAAATGCCATAAAATACATCTCCTTTTATTCATATCCTTTATTATTTTTAAGCCTACTAACCTGTATATCTATATCACTTAATAAAGTATATTTACTCGCTGCCCATGAAATTAAGCTATCAGGATAATGATCATCAACTTTATCAATTATCCCTAGTTCTACATTTTTATAATGATATTTTTTCATTTTATCTTGGCATACTTTATCAGTAATATTTAACAAATTATTTTCTAGTAAAAATCTTAAAACATTAATAGCTATATCCTTCCATTTAGAAAATGCCACAGGGATCAACTTTGTTCCTGTTCTTTTACTCTCTAATATAGTTTTTAAAGTAATATTGCTATCTTTTGGATTACTATCTGCATATATTACAGATATTCTTCTATCAATGCATATATCGGCAATTAATTTACATCTTTCGGTTAATTCAATATATTCAAATGATTGACTTTCTATATTTTTATATATTTCTCTTGTATCTTGTATTAAGCTTAATACAGTACAATTATAACCCCAATCCATACCAGCTTCACAAAAACAATTTTTATCTCGTTTATCTGATCTACCTCTTTGATAAGAACGATCCACACTTTCAAAATCGAAAATAGTATCTCCAACTTTTGGTCTTTTTAATAAATATTCAGCTTCCCACATAGCTTTTGTAATTTGTTTCTTTCTTCTTTTTATTTCTTCTAATGTCCAAAATCCTCTAGGCTGTAATACTTCATTTACACACCAAGGATATAAATTTGCTCCAGATTCAAATCTATTGTCTATCAATTCAGACATCAAGCCAAAAGCGTTATGCAATGTTGAACTAACTATAATATTATCTTTTATTCCCCATGCTTGCTTAGGCTGCCCCATCGAAGCATCGTAAATTTTACGGTCCATCTCGTCAACTTCATCAAGTCTTAACTTTTGAGGATGTGGTCCACGAACTGATTTTGTGGAAGCCGCTAAAGCATTAATCCAAGATCCATTAGTTAATCGAAACCCACGTCCAGCAATTTCTTTATTTGGTCCACCAATTAAATTATTAGCTACTTCATTAGTAACATTATTTTTTCTATATTCATATTTTATATTGGATTGTTTAATTTGTATATCTGCACGATCTACATTTTCAAAATTTTTCCACGTTTCCCACATATCTTTTAAATATGCGACAGCTCTTACAGATTGTTCCAAAGATCCTCCTAATATATTTATACCGCAATGAGGTTTAAAAACGGCTTCCATAAAAGATAGCAATGATAAATTGTATGTCTTGCCAGTTCCCCTCATTGCATACCATATAGAGAAATCATCCAATTCCGCATAAGCTGCCCACATTGCGTCGAGTGGGCTTTTATGATCATTTTTAACACAATAATCATCCATTGATGCTGGATACGGCAATCTACAATTGAAAACTATTGAAAGATATAAAGCAAGATGTTTTTTAGTTTTTGGGGCTATTAATTCAAATGAATCCCCAAGATCCTTAACTGGCAAAACTATTTCTCGCATTTTTCATCTGCCTTATCAATTTCATTAGCTACTGAAGGATAAAGAACATCAAAAGCCTTTCCAATTAATTCATCTGAATATTTATTTTTTAATTCTCTTATATCATTTGTTAATTCATCAATTTGGCTTTCAATTTCCTTGTCTTGTCTCTTAAACTCTTCTGGACATAAATTACAAAGAGCAAAAATTAACAATGTAGGCACTGGACGAGCTTTTCTTGTTATTTTTCTTATTTTCACTACTTCCTTATATTCAGTAGTGAAAATAGTATCCCCATTTTCATCCTTCAATATTTTTCCTGTTTTGTCTCTTTTCGCCAATCTAAATGGCTTTTTTTCTACAAGTTTATCGGTCTCTTCATATTCATAACCTAACGCTTCTTCCCATAAACTTTTCTTTAAATTTGCCACTAATTTTTCTTTGGAAGTCTGGAGAGCAGTCATAAACGGCGGATATAGCTTTTTATATTCTTTTAAAGTAGTACATGATATTTTTAATTTTTCCGCAATTTGTTCTTCCGTTTTTCCACTCTCTCTCCAACTTTTTATTAATTCAATATGTGGTTCTACATGTGTTTTGTATTTGCTTTTTGGCATTTTTTTCTCCTTTCATATTAAAACAATTTTTTATGTTCTTCCCTTAAAATACATGGCACTGCTTTTTTCCATAATATTTTATGATGGATTCTTTTTTCTACATGTCCCATTCTATGTATCCTTACACACGAGGGACAATACATTATAGTGTGAACCTCCCCCACTTGTAGAAGTGGGGGCTTCGTTTTGCATTAGGAAATCCTAATACGGACAGGCGTATCCACTTTTTTAAATCCTCATAAGCTCTATCACCTGCTTTTAATTGTACTCTGGGGTTATAATCTGCCAATTTTAATTTATTAACATCAACTTTAATTATTTTCATAATTATTTTACCCTTTCGTTGATTTTTTTTATTTTTATTATCAATTCACAGTTTTGAGTTCCTAAAGCATTTTCTATAATTTTTAGTTCTTGATCAGTAAGATTTTCATGTGGTATATACTTAAATCCACCATCATATCCACCATAAGAAACTATATTATATCCTAGATAAATTAAAGTAGTTTTGTAATAATTTATCATTCTTTTACTTCTTATACCTAGTTGTTTTACCAGTTCATTAGCTTTCATTTTATCATTCTTTTTTAATAGTTCTAACATCTTAAAGCAATTTTCTAGCTTGCTTGTTTTAGTTTCAATATATTCATTTTTACAATCTATCATAAAAAAAATTCCTTTCTTTTAAAATTTTTGATATAATTATAATAACCTAAAAATTTAAATTATTATACCATATTGCATTTATTTTGTTAATTGTGTTTTTCTAAAATATAATTTAAATCCATTTTCAAGCATCCATTCATAATTTTTATTTATTTCAAAAAAGTTTTTAATATCAACTTTGTCCCCGATCCATGTTCCTTTAGAAATGTTTTCTTTTTTCTTTTTATTTCTATAATAAACCTTATAAACTTTATCTTTATATTCATCTTTTAAAGTTTTTAGCTCATCAGGACTTAAAACTATACTATCCATTACATAACTATTACATTTACTGGTCCTCATACTAATCATATATTTTTTATATTTATAATTTTTTAATGCTTTACATCTGCAATTAGACAGCTTTACCCAATTATACTCATTTGAAAACCCTTCCAGACTTGAATAATTATATATTTTAAACATTTATTAATCCTCCTAAAAATTTATTTTTACAGGGGAACTGTCTCCCCTGTGTTTAGTCTTGTTTGATGATTTTAATTGTTTTACCTGTTGTTTTTTTGTGGAAGCTATGATGGCAAGTATTGCACCAATATGTCTTTAATTCTATGCTTCCCACTTTCTGAGTTCCGATAAGTTCTATATCAGAACTCCTGCAAGTATCTCTTGGACATTTTTTCACTGTATCACCTCACTTCCTTAATTAATTTACCTTACAATATTATTATACTATGCATTTATTATGTTGTAAAGCAATATTGTTAATTTGTAATGTTTTTGTAATCTTCTTCAATTGACTCTCTTTTATATTTCAATATTACGATCTCTGTATCATCACTTTCCATATCGTAGTCAATCAATCTTCTTGATTAAATTTTGTATTTTTATTCCTAGTAAATGCCTAATGGATTTAGCACCCATTTTTTCATATATACTGCATACATGTTTCTTTATAGTATCAGTTGTTATCCATAGTTTTTTTGATATCTCATAATTTGACAATCCCTCTAATATTAATTTATAGACTTCATTTTCCCTATTTGTTAATAAACTTTCTTTTTTTTGAAATTCTATTAATTTATTTTCATTTTCTATAAAAATAAAATATTCTTTCAAAAACTTTTTTAATAAAATTAAATTTTCTTTTATATTTATTTGATTTTCAATTAATAAAGTATACTTGTCTATTTCACACTCTAAATATTTTTGATGATAATTATCCATCTTTATTAATACCTTTCACAAAACTATCAAAAGCCATTTCCCACGTTAAACAATCACTCGGACAGCTGTCTCCAACTTCGCACATTCTTGTAATACCATCCGAGCATTTAATTAAATATATCCTATTTCCAGGATTCCACAAGTTGAATCCTGGATTTTCTTTTTCTATTATTTCTTTACATTCTGAACAATTTCTACATTTTAAAGTTTCAAATTTTGATTTATTTACCTTATTATTTCCCATATTTCCTCTTCACCTTCCAAATTAAAGCATTATTTTTTTCATCAAATTCGAATCCGAAGATAATATCTTTTCCATATTTTTTTTCTAAATAATGTGAACCTCCCCCACTTGTAGAAGTGGGGGCTTCGTTTTGCATTAGGAAATCCTAATACGGACAGGCGTATCCACTTCGCCACTACTGTATAGAGTCTCAAGACTCACAACGCTACTTTTTTCAGTATGTTCACCTTTCTATTTTCAGGTAACACCTAACATATTTATAATAATGACAGGCTACTTCAACAAAATAAATATCATCTAGATCCTCTTTACTAATATAATAGTTACCAAAATAATTTTGACTACTGCCCAAACAAACTCTCCAGCCTGATGGGGAATTTACCAAATCTTCACATAGTTTTTTATTATCTATCTTTTCTCCTTTATGAAAATTTTTCTCGGCATCGTCAAGATAATCGTCAGAGGTCTGTCTTTGAACACACATTTTTCAATTTGTCCATTCATTAACATTTTTTTTATATCAGTTAAAGTAAATTTATCTTTCTTTATTTTTACTTTACCAGCTGGTTTCCAGAATGGAGAATAGACATCTTTAGATCTTAAATTTCTTACAATAAAACTTATATTCTCAGATTGATTAATAAAGTTTGGATTAAGAAGCAATTGTTCCAAAGTATAATCTTTATTATTTTCTACAATATCAGTCATAAAATTTATTCTTCTTTCATCATATCCAAGATTACTATTTTTAGATATAATAACCTGTCTGCATATTGACCCTCTTTTCATTGCTGGATCTATATTAGTTATATCAATGCTATCATGATATAACTTGTACGAAACACGTATATCCTCAATATACAAATGTTCGTAATTATTTACCAACTCTTCATTACCTTTTATCGTTTTTACTATTTTCATAATTCCTCCTAAAAATTTAAAATATTTGAATACATAATATCATATATGCATGTATTACGTAAAGTTCTTTTTTGCTGTAATAATTCCTATCCTTACAGCTTGATCTATTGGCAATATATCAGATAGTAAAGCTATGTTATCATGTATTTTATCCCTGAGCTTTAATGTCTCTTCACTACATTTTTGCCAATCGTTCCATTCTTCTACATTACAAGCTTTTTTAATATCACAACTTACATTTTTAATAAATTTGGTAAATTCTGATTTGTTACCAAATTTATTATATAAAGCTCCAGACATTTTTTTAAAACTATCCCCAGAATTATTTCGATATTTTAATAGATGGTCATATAGCCATTCATAAGTTTCTATTTTTAGTTTTGGAGATATAGCTAATGCAATATCAATAAATAAAAATGGATGTACCCATGTATGGCTATTCCTTCCACGTCCCTTCAAAAGAACATTTCCATATTTTTCTTCTAAAGCTGCTATAAATTCTTTTACACTTTTTTGATTAAACCATAACGATAAATTAAAATCATTCATTTTATTATCTCTACGCCATTGATTTCCAGCTCTTACTAAATCAGTAGCAGATAAAAATTCGCTTTTAGATTTCTGTGAAATTTCATAATTAAATAATGGTCTTTTCATCTATTTTTCGCAAGGATACTCCCGCTTCTAAAGCGGTGAGAGGAATTGCGACTGCAAAGCCACTCCTTGCTCCTCCTTTCTAAGTAATTATAATTGACTTTTCACTAAAAATATGCTACAATTATTTTAGTGAAAAGAGGTGTTAAGCTATGGATTTAACTATTACAGCAAAAATGCAAATATACCCGAACAGTAAACAAATTAAGGTTTTAAATAATACTATGGCTCAAATAAATAAGGCCTTAAATTATATATCTGATTATGTTTTTAATAATAAATGTCTTAATCAAAACACAATCAACAAGGATACTTATTATTATTTAAGAGATACATTTGATTTAAAATCTCAAATGGCTCAATCTGCAATGAAAACTGTAATAGCTAAATACAAAACATGTAAATCTCTTAATCACGATTTTACATTAATAAACTTTAAAAACCTAGAATATGACCTAGTTTACAATAGAGATTATTCTATTGTAAATGGGATATTTTCTATAAATAGTTTAGAAGGCAGATTAAAAATACCTTTTGAAACTAATGGCATGGATAAATATTTTGATGGCTCTTATAAGTTTGGTACTGCTAAGCTTGTATATAAATTCAATAAATATTTTTTACATATACCTATGACTAAATCCTTTGAACAAACTACAATTGAAAAAATCGATAAAATTGTAGGTATTGACCTTGGTATAAATTTTTTAGCTACTACCTATGATAGTTATGATAAGACAAATTTCTATCCAGGTAGACCTATAAAATCTATCAGAGGCAAGTATAAAATACTCAGAAAGCAATTACAAGAAGTAAACACTAAGTCAGCTAAACGTAAAATAAAAACTGTTGGTCAAAGAGAAAACCGTTATATTAGTGATATTAATCATTCGATCACTAAGGCACTCATTGACAAATATGGTAAAAATACATTATTTGTTATTGAAGATCTAACAGGTATAAGAAATGCTACTGAAAGAGTTAGAATCAAAGATAGATATACTTATGTATCTTGGGCATTCTATCAATTCAGGCAATATCTTGAGTATAAAGCACAAACAAATAATTGTATGGTTATAGCTGTTAATCCTAAATATACAAGTCAACAATGTCCTAAATGTGGGCATATTGAAAAAGCGAATCGCAACAAAGCGAAACATATATTTTGTTGTAAAAATTGCTCTTATAAATCAAATGATGACCGTATTGGAGCAATGAATCTTTACAGAAAAGGTATAGACTATATTGAGTCAATCTGTAAAGAGGCTATTGAGTAAACTCTTTAGCTTGGGCTATTGTCAACTAGCCTAATGTAACCATTGTTTGAGGAAGGAGACTTACGTCGTTAGCACTTCGTGTAAATGAGTTACAAGCTCCCACCTCTAAGCTTTAGCGTAGGTGGTGAGTAGTTGACATTTTTTATTCCTTTCTAATAAATAATATATTTTAAATTTTCGAAATATCAAAATATATTATATAAAACATTTTAATAGTTGTAAATATCAAAATGTTTTATTTTTTATATAAAAAATAGTAGCACTTAAACACCACCTAAGCACCACCAGAATTTTATATAAAAATTATAAAATTTTCACGATTTACATATAACTTAGTGATACCAATATGTTTAATAGGTAACAAAAACAAAAAACTTATCAAACATAGTAATATAAACTAATACAAGGTATTTGGTAACATTTATAAATTTTTAGATACTCTATATTTTTTTTTGTAAGTATTGAAAATACTACATCACAAAGAAAAGTAACAAAGTAACAACTTTTTTTAACACAGTACGTATAAAGAGAAAAAAAAATATATACATATGTACAAAATTATGTTTATATTTTTTTTCTCTTTATATAGTATATATATATATATTGTTACTTTTGTTACTTTTATATATATATATATTATTATCAATGGTTTGACAGGTAACAAAAAAAGTAACTTTTTTTTTTGGGTTTTGCTACCTTGTTACTTTTTTATAGTATATCGAAATTTCTTTCAAAAACATATGTAGGGACGTTTATAATTTCGATAGTATAAAATTACATATAACGAATTATAAACGTCCCTGTATTAAATTAGAATTAAATTATCTATATTGTGAAATGTCTTCTACTAGATCGGTTAAATTTATATGATTAAAACCAATAGGTCTAATATTAGATCCTTGATGTTTGATTTGTTTAAAATTTCCTTTTTCATCAGTTAATACAAAATTAAGTTTCTTTATTTCTTTTAAAAATCTTTTTTCAGGTATATTCCATATTTTTAATAATTTAGTGAATTCATTTCTATAAAAATATACTTCACCATCTTTAAAAAATCCTATTCTACCTTGAGGACATTCTGTTCTAAATCTATGTACATTTGCTAAAACAAATTCCTCAACTATATTTAAACCTATAGTAACCTTATCAACTTCCTTTTCTTTAGGCATCGTTAACAAAATTCTTTTTGCCCACGTTATCGCGTCATTTAAAGCTATTTCTTTATCTTTTTTTAATATATGTCTATTAAAAATATAATCACTTGTAGCCAAACTCGCTACATTTTGAATATGAGTAGGAAAATTAAAATCATTATTGATAGAATCTTCAATAAAAAAAGCCATTTCTATAATTTCATCTTTATACTTTTGTAGTATTTTTACAAATTTTTCACCACAAAAACCATAATTATTTATATATATTTCCCTTGCTTCCCTTGCTTCTTTATGGTTTTCAAATGGTGCAGTATCAATTTCTATTAATCTTTTAATTGCTCCTTCATATTCGTTTCCTTGCAATAATTCCTGCTCTCCATTAGTCAACATCGTAGTGGTCCAATATTTACATTGTTGGATTTCACCATTTATGTTACCTCTTGTTTTGCCTGAACCATTGCATACATCATAAATCAATGTAGCTATATGTTTTTTACCCCAATCATTTAAATTTTGCGAATCATCAAATAACGCAGGTAAATTACCAAGTAAATTTAATTTAAATTCCAATCCTGGTCTAGTAATGTTAAAAGCTGGAGCGTATTTATCTGGTTTACCATATATGGAAGCTGCTCCATAAATAGCTGGAGTTTTTCCAGTGCTATGTTTTGCATAATTATGTACCCAAAAGGACGGTCTATTAGTTAAACTTATTAAAGGAGCTGATAATGAAGTATTTATATATAATCTAAATGTATCATTTTTACAATATTTTTCAGTTGCATTTTTCCAAGTTTCAAAATCTCCTTTACTTGAAAATGATTCTATTAGATTTTTTATTTCTATATTTTCATCTTTTACAAATATATCAACATTATTATAAGGACTGAAACCATCTTTTCGCCAGCCTAATTTTGTTGTAGCTTGTTTCACTGACATTTCAGTATGATTTCTATAAAAACTTATATATTTTTCAAGACATACCAAATCTTTAGTATCTCCATCAAACCACAATGTTTTATTTATTTTTTTCAACCATGTTTTTATCTTTTGTATAGATGAAAATGTGTCATTTTCACATAGAAATTTTTCATTGAAATACATTTCCTCTTGTCCGTTTACATATAATATCTTAGTTGGATATAATATTATTGGCATAACAACTTTATCTGCGTATAGTTCTTCTTTTTCTCCTGTTTCGTTTGTGTTTTTAAAAATATATCTTTTACAAAATCCTTTACTAATCATGTAATATCCTGATTTATAATTATCAGGTAAAAAACATCCTTCAGCAAATGGATAACTTTCATTACCCTTGAGATCTGATAAAAATATATTAATTTCATCAAATATTTGTTGACTAATAGTTGTTATTTCTTCCATGTTTTGCCTCCATTATCTTTTTTGTTGAGCTTATTATTATATCCTTTCCTATAACATTAATAAAAACATTATCTCCTTCTTTCAAGTTAAGCATATCTAAAATATCTTTTGGCATTAAAACATAATTGGAAGTTCCTTTTCTCACTATTTTTTTTGTTAACATCATTATCACCTCACTATTGAATATAGATATATAATATTATATAATATGGTTATATTCAATAGAAACGAGAAAATATTCACGGAACTAAGAATAAGACGTGGATGGAGTATTGAAAGAGCATTAACAACGCCAAATATTAAAAAAGATGGGTTTAATTTTGGCGAATATATTAAGAATTTTAAAGGAGGTGGTCAATAATGCTTTCACTTAGGCCTTATCAAGTTAATATAATAAATGAAGTTAAAAAAAATTTATTACAGCATAAAAAAATATGTATTCAGGCTCCTTGTGGAAGTGGTTGACAAGTCTGTTATCATTGGAAGTATAATAAAATCAACTACAGATAAGAAAAATAGAGTTCTTTTTTTAGTTCACAGAAAAGAACTTATACAGCAAATATATAACACTTTGAAATTATTTAATGTGAATTTTTCATTAATTGATCTTTTAATGGTACAAACTGCATGTAGAAGATTAAATAAAATAAAACCTCCTAATGTCATTATAACTGACGAAGCACATCACGCACCTTGTAATAGCTATACAAAAGTATATGACCATTTTAAAGATTCTTATTTATTAGGCTTCACTGCCACACCAATTAGATTAAATGGAACAGGCCTTGAAAATATTTATAATTATATGGTAAAAGGTCCTAAAATAAAATGGCTAATAGAAAATAAATATTTATCACCATATAAATTATATAGCGTAAAACTAGCGGATATATCAAATTTGCATATTAAGCAAGGAGATTATAAAAAAGATGAAGTTAAAAAATTAATGGAAGATAATGTTATTTATGGGGAAGCAATTAAAAATTATTTAAAGCTTGCTAAAGATAAAAAGACTATTGTATATTGTAGCTCAATAGAATCATCAATAGAGCTATCAAAACAATTTAATGATAATAATATACCATCTAAACATTTGGACGCTAAAACACCAAAAATTGAACGAAAAAATGCCATACAAAAATTTAGAGATAATAAAATAAAAGTTTTATGTAATGTTGATTTATTTGGGGAAGGATTGGATGTAAAAGACTGCGAATGTGTAATACTTCTAAGGCCAACAAAATCATTAAGTCTATACATTCAACAAAGTATGAGATCTATGAGATACAAAGAAAATAAACTTGCCATAATCATTGATCATGTTGGAAATTGTTTTGAACATGGATTACCTGACCAAGATAGAGAATGGAGCTTAAAAGGTAAGCAAAAAAAAGAGAATGAAGAAAAAATAAGGCAATGTCCAGAGTGTTTTGCAGTATTAGAGATAAAAACAACAATTTGTCCTTATTGTGGTTATATTTTTAGTAAAGAAATTATTAAAAAAACAAAAGAAATAAAAGATGTAATCCTAGAAGAAATAACACAGACAGATATATTAAAAGCAAAACCATATAGTTATTATAAAAAAATAACTACTTTGAAAGAATTAATTGATTTCGCAGAAATCAAAAATTATAAATCTGGATGGCTTATTTATAAAATAGATGAATTAAAAGATCAATTAGAAATGGTATTTGATGATTTTGTGAATATACAGCAAAAAAATAAATATAAGTTCGCGTGGACTATTCATAAAGCGAAATCATATAATGTTGAAATACCAGAAAAATATAATAATTATGGGAGGTATCTTTCACAATGACCGAACATAATTTTCAAAACTATGTACGAAAAGAATTAACTAAGCTTGGATATATTACCTTTAGAGTTAACGTTGGCAAAGTTAAAATGTGGGATGGTAGATATTTTGATACTGGATTGCCTAAAGGGTTTAGTGACCTAATAGCACTTAAAGAAGGTAAATTATATTTTATAGAATTAAAAGCAGAAAATGGAAAACCATCAAAAGAGCAAATAAACTTTATTAATCAAATGAGAAAAAATGGATTTAATGCTGGTATTGCTAGAAATATGGATGATATTTTTAAAATAATAAAAGGGAGCTAATAAAATTATGGAGGAACAATTAAATAATTTAAGTGTACTATTATACATGAATTCAGAACTAAATATTATAAATGGACGACTAATAGATGTATTAATGTTACCAACACAAGAAAAAAATAAATATACAGAACAAATAAAAGAATTGCAAGAACAAAAAAAGAAATTACAAAAAATGATAGGAGATTATATAAAAAAATGAAAAAGTATCTAAATGATTTACAAAGTTATGTTATAGGAAATTATATGTATCCTAGAGAATATTTTAAAAATTTTATTAAATATAGCAGTTTACAAGACATGGAATTAATATTAAAAAAAATATCAGAAATAGACGATAAATATTATTATTCTATGAAGAAAAAAGAAAATGATATATTTTCACTGCTTTTACAATTTAGAGAAATGAGTAACAAGATAATTGATGATACGCTTAATAGAAATAATTTTAATAGGGAAGATTACATAAAATTCATATATAATAATAAAAAAGAGCTGTGATCCAGCCCTTTTTTATTAAAATCCTACTGCTTTTAATTTACTTTCTAATAAGAAATATAATCTGATATTGTAAAATTGTAATATATCTGTAATAAAAAAAAGACTGAGATTTCAGTCTTTTAAACAACTTAGTGATATGTAGTATATATTTGTATAGAAGACATTTTTATTATATCACATCTTTTTAGGTTTAAATAATCTAAAAAATACATAAGCAGATCCAGTAATCAATAACAAACTTCCAATTAATAAATAAATAGTAGAATCATTTTCTCCAGTTTTGGGAAGTTCTTCATCAATGTTATTATGACCTGTTGGTGTTGGTGTTATAGTTTCTGGAGTAGTTGTAGTAGTTTCTGTAGTAGTTGGTGTAGTAGTTGGTGTAGTTGTTGTAGTTTCTGTTTCTGGTATGAATGGTCCATTCTCTTTAAGGAATTTATATCTGTTTTTCCAAAGAATTTTTTCATCAGGCCAAAAAATAAATACTTCTCCTTTATATTCACCTGAGTGATAATGATAATTTAAAATATACTCATTAGATTGAGGCCCAAAACCAGCTTTAACCTTTTCAAAATGTCCTCCATATTTATCTGTTCTTCCTTCGTGTGCAAAACAGATACCAGTCAAACAAAAAACAATTGCAATTATTAATATAAAGCTTAGTAACCTTTTCATTTTTCAATCTCCTTCACAATTTTTATATTATTATGACTATCAATACTTTTTAAGTGATTGTTAATCATTATAAGAAAGATAATAATGATTAACAGTGAATATAAAACTATTCTTATTTTTGTATATTTATCCATTGGCTTTTTTATAACACTCCTTACAATATCCGTCATATGCAATACTTTCAAGTAATGATATTGTTTTGCCACAGCCAAAGCATATGGCTTTAAGTCTGATTATTATTTTTTTTAACATAATATTTATTGCTCCTTTCTTTATAATTCTACTTTGCAGATAAATAGTAATAAAGTTACTATAAATAAAATTCCTATTACTGATTTAAAAAACTTTCCCTTCACTTGCAAAAAACAAGCAAATTGTATAAATAAAGATATTACATAAATGAAAGTATCATATTTACTCAATTTGATTCACTTCCTTTTTTAATTTTTAGTAATACTAAATCTTTTTTATATTTATCATTAAATGATAAAATCAATTTATTTATATTTTTTTCAGCTTGATCTATACCATCTTTATCAAAAATATTTTTAAAAATAATACATGTACCTTTTTTTGATGGTTTAATTATTCTATCTGGATAAAAAAATCTGTTTTCAAATTCTTTTAAAATATTAATAATTATTTGTATATCATATAAAAAAGGCTCTCTTTGTTGTAAAACAATTGTCAAATTTTTAAAACACAAACTATATTTCATAACTTTAGGTAACATATTTTTTTTACTATACCTGGTTAGTAAAAATTTAAAATCCTTATTAACCATGTATAACCCTCCTATCCAAATTGTTATAATTAACCATCCTAGAGTATGATCTCTTAATACAATATATGCTATCATTAAGCCTATAATACAATACGATATAATTAAGTTCTTAATTATTAACATAATCATATATGGTTATTCCATTCTGACATGAATATATATAATTTGATGTATTCATATTGTTAACCAGGGCAATCATAATATCCTTATCAATTGTCTTTGATGTGTCTTTTAAAGCTTCAACTAGTATATTCCATTGTTTTAAATTTGCTTCTTGACCTTGTTTTGCATATAAAACACCATACATAAAATTTTTATCAGTACATTTTATTTCTATAATTTTATCCTTAGAAATATATTTAACATCTGCAATTCCATTGTAACTAGTTTTTAATATATCCATTGCTATATCTATATTTAATCTTGTGTCTACTGATTTTGGTTTTTTAGAAACTGTTGGAGTAGTCTTAACTGTTGTTTTTGGAGTAGTCTTAACTGTTGGTTCTATAGTATTTTTAACTATGCTTGTGTCATCTTCACAACTTACTAAAAACAATCCAAACATAGGTAATAACATAAAAAATATAACAACTCCTAAGATAATTTTCTTTACTAAATTTATAGTTTTCTGGTCCATTTCAAAAATCTCCTTTAAAATTTATTTTGCCAACCGCCCACCCTTATTATATTACTTATCTTTCATTTTAAATCTTACTAATTTAAATAATATGATTCCAACAACTGTCAATAATAAGCCTGTTGCGACCATTTGATTTCCTGTCATTCCTAAAGCTATTGTTCCAGCTCCTATCATTCCAGTTTGTGGCAATGTTTTATACATTTTTCTTACCTCCAATTTAAATTTATTTTAAAAACATAATTAATCCATGATTTAATCATTATCATAGTTTGTATCCATGATAAAAATATATCAGGTATTAATATAATTACAAAAAACAATGTAAACCTATTTTTTAATGTAGCATATTTATATCGCAATAATGAATTTATCAAAGATAAACTTAATATTACTATAATTCCAAATCCAAATAAGTTGGTTTTTGTTATAATTGCACTTGTAACTAAAAATAATTGCAAGCTAAATAATATTAAAAATAATAAATGTCCTATTTTATCTTTGTATGTGTATCTATTAAAAGAATATTTAGATAACGCATTTAATCCTCCTGTCATCCATCTAATACGTTGAATCCAATATTCCTTTAAAGTCATTGGAACATCAGTATAGGCCTTTATTTTTAGATTATTACCAATTTTATATCCCAATGATTTTACTGCTAGAGTTAATTCGTAATCCTCAGTTATGCAATTTTCATCATATATACAAGAACGAACCTTAACTTTTTTTAATACTTCTTTCTTATACATACTGAACATACCATGTGCAACCATGCAAAATCCTTGTGTCTCAATTCTATCTGTATCAAATTGTCCATATTCTATATTTTGAATATGCCACATAAATGTTTTTTTCTTAGGCTCAATAACTCCAGCTTTTGAACAAACAACACCATACTTAATATACTTATCTAAAAATTTTACTCCTTCAGCTACTGCATTTTTATCCAAAACAGTATCAGCATCCATTATTAATATATATTCTCCCATATTGTCAAAATAATAATTGAATAACTGGTTTAAAGCTCCAGACTTTTTATTCCTATTATTAACAGTCTTGAAGATTTTTACACTTGTTTCATCTTCAAAATTACTATTTATAATTAATTCTGTGTTATCTGTACAATTGTCCAATACTGTAATAATTTCAAGATTACAGTATGATTGATTCAATAAACTATTTATACTATCTTTTATTATTTTCTCTTCGTTGTGTGCTGGAAGTATTATTGTTACTTTTTTCATATAAACCATTCTCCTTTATTTTAATATATAGCATAAATTACCTCATGTTAGGGAAGATAATTTCTTCCCTAATTTATTTTTTTTTCTTGTGACTAAAGAAACCAAATAAACCACCGCTGCGTTCTGCTTTTTTTCTTCTTAACTCATTACTACTTTTCACATTTTCTTCAATCAATTTTGAGTGATCTTGATCTTTTAAACATTTTCCAACCAATTTAGTACATTTATGGTTTTGCTGAAAAGAGCAATCACTCCAACATTCATCTCCCCATGCCATTTTATTTCACCACCTTTTAGTTAAATAATGTTCCCCAATCGAAACTATTTTCATTTATTACCATTATTGGATTAAATATTTTTTTTAAATATTCATGCCATCCTTGACTTATTTCACAGTCATTGTTGCTACAGACAAAATTATCACTTTTTTTATCTATAATAATATCATTGCCACATATTGGACATTTTTCATTTCTCATTATTATCCCTTTCTTTTTATATCAGTTAAAGTAAATTGTTTCGACTTTTATTTTAAGGTTTTGCGGTATCCTTGAATAAACTTTTTACAGATTACTTAATTTACTTTAACTGATATTAATTTATTATTATTGATATTTATAGCCAATGCAAGAACAATAATCCTCCTGTAATAAAGCTCTTTTTAATAAATTTTTCAATTTCTTATCATTATTTTCATTTTCTCTTTTGTCTTTTGCTTTTATAACCTTTGCAAGCCTGCAAGCCCTGACATAAGACATTATGAAACCTCCTTAAAATCAAATTTACTACATGTATATATTATACTATATGTATTACTTTGTCAATATATTTTCTTTGAAAGTATTACATATTATGATATAATATTAGAGAGGTGATTTACTTGGATAAGAAACTAGAAAAAAAAGAAACTTACTCATACAGGTTAGAGCCTAGTGTTTACGAAAAAGCTGAAAAAATAATCAAAGAAAAAACAGGCTTAGGAGTAGGAGCTTTTATGCGAATGCAACTGATAAAATATTTAAATGAAAATGGGAAATAATTTCACTAAAAAAATGTCATTAGATAGGGAGCACTAATGACATTTTTTTTGACTAGATACGTTTGATATTTGTTTGATATTTATATATTATCATCTTTCAAAAGTTTAGCCAAATTATTTTTATGATTTAAATTTTTACAACCTTCATGATCTATAGTATAAGTTCCACATACTTGACAGAATTTAAATATACTTGATGTTTTTATTGGTGGTCTTCCTAATAGTTCACAGCTTTTAGGATAATTTTCATTCAAATGACAAGTTTCTGGAATACCAGATAGACCACATAATATCCAGTAATATTGCTTTTCTACTGCTAGATCTTGACCATCTGGTAACTTTGTTACCTCTTGTATTTGTTTTGAGTATTTACATTTCCTACATAATAACATTTTAATGATCTCCTTCTTTCATTTCTAAAATTTTAATTTCATTTTCTTTGTTCTTTATAATTGTTAATTCTAGCTGTGTGACCATGTTTGTTAATTCTGAGCCAGTATAAAAAATCATTGTGTCTATATCACCATACATTTTAAAAAATAAATTTTGTTGTTGTTTAGTACATTGTTTCAGGAGATCATATATGATCTCTTTAAAATATTTTCCTATCTTTTTATTGGTGTCACCTAATTCCATTTTCAGTCTCACATTCTTTTATTATTTTCTCTATTTCTTTTAATATCTTTTGTATTTTATTATGCAATTCTATATACTCAGGAATTGTAGGGCTTGGAATATCTTCATTCCAAGCCATTTCATATAAATTTTTTAGTTTTTCAATTATTTCCATTTTCAGCTATCAACCTTTCCTTTAAATTTGTATTTCTTTTCAATAAATTATTTCTCTTTACAATCTTACTTGTTAGTTCCTTCTGCGATAATAATATAACTGTTTGTTTTCCCCTTGTAATAGCTGTATAAAGTAACCTGCTATCTAAGATAATAGAATCTTTAGGAAGTATAATTACTACATATTTAAATTCACTACCTTGGAGCTTGTGAACTGTGGAACAATATGACAAGATAAAGTTTTCTATAATATCAAAATCCTTTTTGTAAGTTACAAATTTTTCAAGTTCATTGTAATATACTGTAAAAGTTGTGTTATCAATATTGGTGATTCTTCCGAACTCACCATTGAATATATTATTCTCCTTGTCATTTTTTGTACACATTACTTTATCATTCATGGTAAATGGGAAAATATCTTTTTTATTCTCTTTAGGGTTATACTTTAATTTAATCAAAGTATTTATACTTTCTACTCCTACATCCCCCTTTTTTACAGGTGATATAAATTGTACTTCTGAATAAAAAGTATCTAATGATGTATATTTCTCCCTTAGATAATCATAAAAATATAAAATACTATCTATATAATCCTTTGGAGTAATAGCTTCTTTAGCGTAAAAATCAGATTTTTTAATGTATTCAAAATCATTATTATTTCTTATTTTTGTGGCAATATCTATGATATTTGAATCTTTTGATTGCCTGAAGGTTTTTATTAACTTAAATACATTGAATTGTTCACTTTCAATAATATCATTTAAAACATTTCCGGGCTGAACTGATGGAAGCTGCCCAACATCACCAACAAATATAATTTTTTGAAAATCAATAGAAGATTGATCCATACTGAGTAATAAATCATTTAATAATTCAGTATCTATCATAGAGGATTCATCAACGATCATTACTCCGTTTCTAGTTGTGTAAAAGTCTGAGGATTCATTTAAAAATCTATGTATAGTTGTTGCATTTTCTCCAGTGGCTTCACTCATGCGACGGGCTGCCTTACCTGTTGGAGCTGTGAGATATAATTTATATCCAATCTCCTTCAGTATAAATAAAACACATTTTAATAATGTTGTTTTGCCACTTCCAGCTGACCCTGTAATTATACTTACATTCTCATTAACTGATCCTGTAATTGCTTTTTTCTGGTATTCATCAAACTTTATTTTATTAAGCTTCTGAAAATCATCTATTAAGGTATCAATTTCATAATTTTCTAATTTATCAATATCACACTTTTTTTCTTTTAAAACTTTTAAATGTCTAGGTATGTTTGTTTCTGCAAAAAACATTGATTTTGTATAGATACGATCTCCATCAATTTCAAGTCTATTGTTATTATCAAAGTCAATGTTTTTTAATCCAAAGACCTCTAACTGTTCTTTTAATTTATCTCTGGTAATAAAACAATTCCCAGTTTTTTCATAACTTTTCACTACATATTCAACTAAATATTTTAATCTTTCTGGATTGTCTTGATTAATACCCATTGATAGGGCTATTTTATCAGCTTTTTTAAAGCTAAAATCATTAAATTCTATTAAGGTTTGATATGGGTTTTCTTTAAATTCTTTCATACCATTATCTAAACATTCAATACATTGTGTTACTTTTTTGATAACAGCTGCTGAAAATTCAGAGCCTATCATCATTGTAACTTCTTTAAATATTGCCATTTGGTCTAATTTTCTTAAACCTTCTTTGATTAGTTCAATCTTTTTATTTCCTATACCTTTTATAAGTGGATAATTATCAGTTCTATAGATATTTATATCATCTACAGAATTTAAAATTAAATCAGCTGTATATTCTTTTATTCCATCAATTGACATTAATAAATTCCGTTGAGCTTCTTTACTTGATGTATTAAATTCCTCATATTTACAAATGAAAGATTTCTGACCTTGATATGTACCCATTACTCCTACTAATGTTTTTTGTCCTTCACAGAGTTCAAAACCATCAGTTTTTACACTAAGTTCCTCAAATGAATTTAAAAACTTTGCTGCATATATATGAAAGTCTCCATTTTCATATATTTCCCTAGTAACTTCACATTTTATAGTATCCATAATCTAACCTCCTAAAAATTTTAACTTCTATAATTAGTATACTACGTTGCAATTATTATGTAAAGTAAAAATGGGAAACATTTTAAATATTTCCCATTTTATATAATTAATAATTAAATATATTCATAATACCTCCTATAACTCATTTTCTGCCAGCTGAAAACTTAATGAATCTACTGTAGAATTATGACATTCAACTATACCGAGAATGTCATTAAAAAAATTAATATATTCTCTTGTAATTACATTATCAGTATTTTTATTAATTATCTTTATATGAAAATTAAATATATTCATATAAAGCTCTATAGAATTTCCCTCGAAAGTCAATAAAATATTTTCTGTTGACTCCTTAATTCTTTTTATTAAAAATTCAGTTCTAATAATGTTTGGAATAATTTTAACTAAATTATTCAAAGTTGTTTCAAATAATTTAAGTAAATTATCATTTAAAGAATATGTTTCATTATTTCTTCTGGCTAGGTACTTAATTTTTTGTCTTTGTATATAATTGTCTATTAATTTATTTTCATTTCTTTGTATCCATTCAAAAGTAATATTATTAGTTTCATTTAATAGATTTAAATAAGTTTTTAAACCATGTACAATATTTTTATTATTTTTTTTAAAATCTTTGTTTAAATTTATTCCATCAACTACAATTTTATTATCACATAATAAAGTTACTGTTAAGTTACTACTTAAATTACCAGCTTTTTGTTCTTTATATATGAACTGCAATGCCCAATAAAGAGCAAAAAATTCCATGTCACCTGTGGACATACTTTGAACTACTGAATAAGTGATGTATAAAATTTCGTTCCCTGATCTTTGCTTTCTAATACACATGCCTATTATACTTTTACCAATACATTCTATATGGGATATATCAGTATTAATAAAAATTCTTTTATCCAATATCTTTGATACCATTATTTTTTTCACTTCCTTTAAATTTTGATAATATAATTTTTTCACCATCATTATAAATTAATATTTGATCATTTACAGGATCTATTTCAAGATCCTGTAACATCTCCTTAGGCAAAACTATTGAATAACTAGTTTTGCCCGTTTTTATTAAGGTTTTCAGAGATATTTTTTTCATCTGCTTTTTTCTCCTTCAGCTCTACAGATTTTTTTATCCATTCTACTAATTTATTTAATTTAGATACAGGTATAGTTTTTATTGTAGTACCTTCTTTCAAAAGACTTTGTTTTATCATTTGGTCAATTACATAGTTAATTAATTTTTCGGAATCAATCTCTATAATTTTACTTTTGGCAGTATCATACAAAATATTGATTTGTTCATCATTTATAAATTCTTCTACTTCTTCATATTTAACATCTACAGAATTTTGCGGCTCTGAATTTTCCCCAAATTCTTCAGGAGAATATAAACCAGTAAAAGACTTAGGAAAGGCTTTTCTACAGCCAGAAGTTATCGCACACTTGACAATCATTGTTGCTGGCATAGTTCCCCATTGTCCCATAGGTTTATATGTCTTACTATCTTTATCATAATATTCTCTGTAATATTCTTTAAAAGGTATACTCCAGTAAAAATCCTGCTCCCATCCTTTTCTTTTTACAGAAAACCACGCTCCAACAATTTTCTGTGTAGGTAAATGAAATGTTCCTTTTTGTTCAATTATTTCCCCTTTACTTTCTATCAACAAACCAGCTAACCAGCCCAAGCAAAGTGGATGTTCGTTTAATCTGTTTGTAAAAGTGTCAACTCCTACAACCTTCTGAACCCTGCCACCAACATAAATAAAATGGACCTCTCCTAAAAATGGATCTAATTTTTGATGTTGACATAATTTTAAGAATGTAAAAATTTCAACATCTTTGACTTTGTCATCAATATTTAACGCTTGTCTAGCAATTGCAATATTTAATTTTATTTCATTTCCTGCACTGCTTAAATAATTAGTTTCAAACTTTGTAATTTCATTCATATATTAAAAACTCCTTATCATTTTTTCTTTATTATAAAACATTAGATATGTAATGTAAATACTTTTTAATATATGATAAAAATAATTACTTGATTTTTATTTTTATTTATTGTATGATAATCAAAGAGGGAGTTATCTTTTAGGAAAGGTCAGGTGATAACATTAAGTAAGCTGGAGGGGGCTTACTTAATATATTAGATAAGGGGATATAAATATGCCAGTTTTAACCGTTGTAGTAGATGATAAAACATATATAAAACTAAAATATCTTTCAAAAAAACGTAAAATTAAAATGAAAGATTTATTAATAGAAATGATAAATGAGAAAATTTCTGATATTAAATTAAATATCAGTTAATATATAATACAATCATGATTGGAATTAGATGGTGGATGATCTAGGAGATTGTGTCATCTTTAAAAGCCAAAAATCAATCTCCTGATTATTTTTAAGGAGTGGTTTTATGATAACTAAAATAATATCAAAGTTAAATGGAAATCCTAAGACACTAAAAGACCGCAATGAATTATTAAATGAAATCAAAACTTATAAATCATTAAATTCAATTTCATTGAGAATAGAGTTTGATGATTATGAATCAGTTGAACTCTCTATATTATCCGCCGTATATTTTATACTTTCAGGAAACATCCAAATTAACATACTAGAAAATAAAAAAATTATTAAAATTTTGGAGGAATTAAAATGAATAGAAGTGAATTTTTAAATTTTTGTTTAACTAATGCAGTAATATTATTATTATTATATACTATTTTTATTATATTTTTTGTAAGCTATATTATAAAAAAAGTTACTCAGTTAAAAAGATTGTTTGATAGTTATTTAATATCTACACAAAATAGTTATCAAGAGTTTTTAAGGGAAAGCAGTACTATAGATAAACAATCTTGGCAGATTAAAAAAAATCAGGAAAAAGCTATAATTGATATTAATTATGTTTTATTGTTACTAGAACGATATAAAGGAAAACAATTCAATACCGAAATAAATCATCAAGTTTCTAATGAAATACTATCTAAAATCAATGAAAATCTGAAAAATGATATTCCAATATGTTGTGATACAAATTCTATAATAGAAGAAAAAGATAATAATTTAATTAATATATATGATTCAATTAAAGAAAATACTCTATCTATTGAAGAGGAAAAAGATACCTCATTAAATGATAAAATAATAATTAATAATTCTAGTTTTTCACAAATTGCAAGTAGAACTATTGATATTGGACAAAGTCTGGGATATAATTTCTCAAAAATTTTTAATACAAAGAATAATAAATTTCATAAATATGATGAAAATAATTATATGAAGGAGCTTTAAAATGAGTTGGATTGATGAAAAATGGAAAACAATACAAAAAAGAGTGAACCAAATAAAAAAAGAAAATAAATCAAAAATAAATATTCAAAAAATAGCTAAAGAATTTGAGGATAAAAGTAATGGTATAATATCAAAAAAAGATATTTATGATATATTAAAAAAATAGAAAGGAAGTGTATTTATGGGTTTTTGGTATAATGGAAGTTACGAGTCACCATATATAGTTATTTGTAGTTCTGGACATGGACCAAATACAGCAGGAAAAAGAACTCCAGAAATAAATGGTATAGCCATTAAGGAGTGGCAATTTAATCAACCAACTAAACTTAAATTATTAAAAGCATTAAAAAGATGTGGTATAGCTTGCTGCGATGCTAATTATGAAGGCAATATTGATGTTTCTCGTGATGAACGAATTAAGAGGGCTAATTCTTTGATTAAGAAGTCAAAAGATAAAGATAGAATAGTTTTTATTGAAATACACTACAACGCTTACAATGGTAAATTTGATGATAAAAAAGGTGGCCTAGAAATATTTTGTTATAAAGGAAGTGTAAAAGGCAAAAAACTTGCTAATTGTATTTTATATTATTTGAAAAATGGTACAAAACAAGTAAATAGGGGAGTTAAAGAGTGGGATTATGATGTAATAAAATATACATTAATGCCAGCCGTACTGAGTGAAAATGGATTCATGGATATGTTTTTCGAAGCTAAGTTAATGACTAACGAAGATTTTCAAAACGAAGTAGCCGAAGAACATTGTAAAGGCATTTGCGATTATTTTGGATTACCTTATATATCACCTGAAAAAAATAATACAAATAAATTATACAAAGTTCAAGTTGGAGCTTTTGCAAAAAAAGAGAACGCAGAAAATTTAGCTAGTTTATTAAAAAAAGATGGATATCCATCATATATTATTGATGTAGATAAATAATATATGTTATAATTTATCTTAACCAGTATATTTTCAGATACCGATAAAAAAAGTTATTGATTTGCTTGGGGGATAGCAATCAATAACTTTTTTATCCGTAGATAAGTTTCCAAATTGATATAATTGCAGTGGTCGCAGCTGTCAAGCTTGCTGTTATTACTCCACCTATTGCCATAATTTTCTTATAGCTCCATTCGTTTTTCAATACTTCAAGTTCTACAGGCTTAGAACAATTAGATCTCATATCTGAACATTCATTTTTCTTGATCATTTCTTCTTCTATTTTGGCAATTTTTTTTTCTATGTCGTTAAACTTTAATGACATTTCATCTTTTATATTTTTAAAATCTTCTCGTACTTCCTGCCTAAACTCCTTTACATTTTCTAGTATCATATTTAGTATTTTTTCATCTGACATAAAAATACTCCTTTCTATTTAAAAACTTCTGTTACTATAATAAAGCTTGAAGTACTTATAGTCAATGCATTTGCTGCGTCTGTATTATATTGTGCTGCCCTAGCTTGAATATATCCACCATCTAAACCAGTTAATATTATAAAAGTTTCTCTTATTGCCGAAGAAGTACTACTGGCTGGAACTGAATATCTAACATCTGTAGTTAGTCCATGTACTGACGTTCTTACTTTATTTGTTGATGAAGGCTCTGTTCCAGCTGCTTCCGAATCTCCACCAATACAATGACGACTAGTTAGAGCTGTTACACCTGAGCTATCCCAATCTATTCTTATATCTGGAGTAGCACTTCCTGTATTTTGAACCGCAAAATAAGCTTCCACCTTAAAAATTCTATTAGCTGGCAATCTAATCAAAAAATCGCTAATAGCTGTAATTGTATTATTTACATATGATTGATTAGTAAATAACTGATATAATCGTGGGCCTTTATTCCATTCATTATGTAAATGCAAATCCCCATAATTGTGAGATACCGCAAAATCAGTTACCAACGAATAAGCACTTGTGGAAGCACAACACAAATAAATATATCCTTCCTCATCTGTATCTATAGTAGTTTCATATTCTAATACATGGATCTGTTCCCCATTTTTATATAAAATAGCTCTACATGTATCATTATCTTTTTCAAATTTAATTATTACTCTTTCACCTTTTAAAAGTGTATTTGTTAACGCTACAGTAGTATTTGTAGTTACTCCACCCTGAGTAGCCGATAAATAAAATGTTCCGTTATCTATATATGTTCTAATATAATTATTAGCATCGTTATACCAACAAACTCCTAAAGTATAGTTTTGTAATTTGCAATATTGCTCAATCACAGAAACAAACGATTGATAAGCAATTTCACATAATAAAAGTATAGTAGGATTTACACTTGCAGGCATTAACAATAATCCAATCCTATCTATTTTGTCATCATAAACAATACTTACAACATCTACAATTACATAAAATTTATTTTGCCATCCTGTAGTAGACCCCATATATTCCTGTAATGCATTAAGATATCCAGCATAAAGAGGATCTTCCCTTACCATTTGCCAGTATATACATGTTATATATGCATTTTGAGAATTTATAAGTGTTGTAGCCTCAATTCGTAAATGTGTTATATTATTCCACCCTGGAGGTACTCCCACTGGTGTAAAATCTGCTTTTGACACAGCTAAATAGTTAAAACCATTTGAAAAACCAGCTGCCGCAACTGCATAAGTATAATTATTTGCATTATCTTGACCTAATTTAAATTGAAAAGTATTAAATTTTGTAATGTCTGTAATATAGAAAAATAAATATATTAAATCCGAAGTACTGGAAGCTGACCCATCATTAAAAATACTTAGATCTAAAGCTGCAATATCTTTATAAATACCTATCCATCCAGCAGTATTATCATTTTCAAGAAATTTCACTGAGCTTTTATTTAATATATTATTAGTTGTATCATCCGAAGCAGTAGTGGAAGCAGATGATAAAGACCATTCGGTATAATCTGGAAAATCCTCTATTTCTTTAGTATTTCTTTCCCAAAAATAATCTTTTAATTTAGATTTTTCAAAGTTAATAGTTTTGCTTCTTCTCAGTTCTTCATCTGTTAAAGATAATACACTCTCGTGTGAATTTAAATTATCTGCGTCTATAGGTGGAGATCCACCATTTACCCACGTTATAGGAACGTAACTTCCTAATGCCATTATTTTTCACCTGCCTTAATATCTTTAATATCTGTATTAAATGGGTCTACTTGTGAGTGTTGTACAAAAATTCTTTGTAATGGTAGATCTTTTTTCTTTTTTCTTCTAGGTAGGTCAATCGAAAATTTTAATAATGGATGAAATTCTTTTTCATCTTCATCTATTGGATTTTTATTAAATTCAAAATTAAATCTATAATCTTCTTTTAACTGATTTACAAAATCAATACAAAATAAAGAATAAGCTTTTTCTATTATTTCTTCGTTTATATCTTTTAATTCTTTTACTTTTTTTAAATCTTTTATTTCTTCACAACTAATAATTTTTTCAAATCTCACAATATCATATCCTTTCTATAGTATATTCCCATGTAACTTGTATTTCCTCACTATCAATTTTATCCTCTTCAGGACTTAAAACTATTCTGGACAACATTAACCCAAAGTCTTTTCCTGATCCTTCTAACCAATCAAAAGAGCCAGAGCCTGCATATAATCCAATTTCCCTTATTGTACATATACCAGCTGTATCCTCTGGCTGTGTATCTTTTAATATTGCTCTACAAATAATACCTCCTATACCACTTCTAGCTTTATAAATAATGGGAACTCGATATATTTCATTGACTAACTTAGTCATTGTATTAGTATTTGCTGTGTTGTCATCTCCAAAAGCTATATGTTTTAACAACATATTAGTATTCCATGGGGAATAAAACCCTTTTATTATTTCATCTAAAGCATTATTCATTATTCTATTTTTAATTATAATAATTTTTGACTCTATATCCTTATATTTTTTTACTATTGTTACTTTACCAATTATTCCAAACTTATTTAACATTAATCGCTACCTCCTTCGTTATAAGTAGCTGTATTATTTATAGTACCAGGATATAAATTATTTGCAGGATATAACCCTCCAGGATCTGTTTCTGGATATAAACAATCTATACTATCAATTGTTACATCACCATCCCAATCAATTGATTCACTTTCACCTATAGGAATATTTACTATTGCATCTTCTCTTATCTGGAAGAAATTTTGATCCGTCAACCATTTTTTAAAAAATTTTATCCATCCCCCTACAGGCTGCCCATCTGTAAATTCAACAGTTCTTTTTAATTTATTTCCTACATCAGTTATCTTTAAATTTGTTACAAGATAGCCATTACTTCCTAATGCGTTAATGTTAAAAGTGGGCAATATCAAGTCACATATTTGACCAACTTTCCATCTATGATGGTATGATGAAATTTGAAATTTTTTCGCTATTCTGCAATACTTATTTAACATTGCTTGGGCTTTTTCATTTCCTACAACTAAGCCCACTACATCAGAGCCAGAAGTAATATTATAATAAATACCACTTCCATTTTCAATTGTAGCCCTTTCATTTATCGCAGCTGTATTACTTTTAACAACATCTATTTCAAATGTTCCTCTGTATTTCAACACTATATAATAACCAGCTGTTATCGCTGGCTCATCTGAATTTTGATATATTTGATTGTAACCATCAGTATAAAACCATTGTGGAGTAGTTTCTAAACCACTTAATCCCATTGTTTGTCTTGTTGATTCAGGAGGATTAAATCTTTGCATCCATGTACATACATAAATTGCAGGTTCACCTAAATCATCAGTTATAGGAAAATTGACAAAAAAGTTTTTATTCATTCCATCAGGAAAAGGGGAACATGTTTCAATTATCTCATCAGTAACGTCTTTTACGCCCCTTAATACCTGAGTATTATAATATTCAGATCTATCATTTAAACTTTCTAATCCTTCTTTTAATACATTAATATATTCATGAGTATATGGTCCATTTTCAAAATTAATTTCGTGAAAATTAAATTTTTTATTTGGTTCAATATACCATTGCCAGCCTAATAATTCTGCTAGCTCTGTAAATACTTGTGTAGAATACACCCAAGGACAATTAATTGATATTTGTTTTGTAGTTGTTTGAATAGAATTCGAGTCATACCAGATCCCATCAGTACTTAGATATTTATCAATAATTTCCTTTACTAAAGTATGTACATACATTTTAGGGTAGCCTTGATTAATTGCTATTCTATCACAAATTTGATGATGGTCAATTCCTTCAATTTGTAAATACATTGTTCTTTTTTCATTTATTTTTCTTGTTTTTGGTTCGTCAAACTGTCCTCCCCAGATTAATTCCCAATCATTTCCTACATATTCCCATACTTGAATTAACTTTCCTATCAAATCATCTATATAAAATGAATTACTTTCATCCTTAATTGAAAATGATAAAACAGCCCTTGTCCCAGGTTCACCCTGTGAAATGTTCATAGTTTTACTCAATACATAAACATTCTTAGGCCATCCGTAAAGTGATTCTTTTGTTATATCTTCTGGATGTTTACCATCCAAAGTTATTCTAAACGCTGGCATTATTCAAATATCCTCCCTCCATACCTTCTAACTGTTGTATTCATTTCCTTCATGAAGTCGGTAACATTTTGAACACCATAAAAGTTAAATGTCCCATTAACTGTTGTTCCTGCTTGTGCTGGAACACTTACTAAATTATCATTAATTTTTGACTGGTCGCCTAGTAGTAAATCTCCCAGCCAATCACTTAAAATTAAACTTTTTGCTTTATCAAGACTTTTTAAAATAGGTCCACCAAAATTTAATTTATCCAAATCCTTTAATGGTCCTTCTTTAGCTGGAGAAAAAGGCAAGAAAACTCTTACGGCATCACTCATTTTACTAGCCATAGCCTTTAATTCTTTTATGTAACTTTTTATTCCACTAATAACAGACTTTACAATATTTTGTCCAGCCTTATAAAAGTTAGTTTCTTTCAAGCCTTCAACTATAGCATTGGCAAGCTGCTTTCCTGTACTTAAATAATTTTTTACAAATTTAACCGCACCGCTTGGAATACTTTTTAAATGAGTCAAAACTTTTGAAGCCATTCCCTTTATAATAGAAACACCAACAAATGACAGCTCGTTAAATACATTTCCGGTTAATTCTGCTAATTTTTTTACACTCAATACTCCATCAACAAATTTTGAAAATTCTTTTTTTACTTTTTTCACAAATGATGGGCAAATGTCATCTCCTACGGTTTTTTTCATATTATCAAAATACTTAATTATAAATTTATAAACATTTTCAACGTATTTATATAAAGCTCTTGCAAGATTTAAAAATAAATCTTCTATACTCTTACAAAGTAATGAAAATCCTTCATTAACTCTTTTACTATCACCAGTTACAAAACCTAATAACATATCAAAAAATGAAGTAAAAATAGTAATAATATTTAGAATAGCTGCAATTAACTCAGGTATTATATTTATAAATGCAACAATATTACCAAGTAATGATCCTCCTATTAAAAGTGCAAGACCTGTCGCAATTTTTAATAAATCTTTCCACATTGGGATAGATGGTTCTAATGATTGATACAAATCATTAAAAGCTGAAATAATTGGTTCGACATCAAAATCCTTAAAAACATCTTTTACTTGTTTAAAAATAGGGATAATAAATTTTATAATTTTCTCACCAAATTCTATTAAGTTATCACGAACTTCAATAACCTTATCCCTAAACGCAACAAAATCGATCACCATTTGATGGAAATCATCTTTTAAATTCTGAGGAATTAATTTGCTCATTGTTACCGTAAAATCTCCGAATTCACCTGTATTTAATGCATCAACAAATTCCCAAAATGCTTTTTTTATTTCATCAAAATGATTAATTATAAAACCTGCCGAATCTTTTATCTTGTCTACTATATTTCCAAAATTATCTCTAATTGCTTTCCTCACTTTTTCAGATGATAAAATTAAAGCTCCAAAACCAAGAGCTAGACTGCCCAAAACACCTATAACAATTAAAGCAGGAGCACCAATTGATGCTATTGTTCCAGCAATTAAAGATAATAATTCTATGCTTCCACCAACGAAAGTCATTAGCTTTCCAAATCCTAATATTACTAATGGCAATACGGCTGTTATTCCTAGTAATCCAACTATTATTTCCTGCTGGGGAAGTGATAGTTGATTCATTTTATTAGTTAAAAGCCCTAAAATGTTCGAAAATTTATCAATTATTGGAACTAAGCTTTTTTTAAGTACATCATAAAATGATAATGCAGTTGATTTTAATTGGCTTAAAGCTTTATTAAATTTAAACTCCAACGTTTCTTGAGTGCCCTTAAATGCTTCATCCAACATTCCTGTAGAATTCTTCAAACTATCAAATATTTTTACATTTGATTCAACATTTCCTCCCATTAAATCAAGAAAACCAGATAATGCCCTAATATTAGGGAAAACTTTTGCGACTGTATCTTCACCATATTTTTTAGTTAATTTATCAAGTTCCATTAATGTTGCGAGTAATCCATCATCTCTTAACTTCTTTCTTAGCTTTTCTGCCGAAGTTCCCATCATTAATAGTGTGTCACTTGCTTCTTTACTAGGTTTTAACAAACTTGCCAATATTGCTTTTAACTGTACCGAAGCAGTATTTGCATCCGTTCCAGTTCTTGTCATTGCTGCGATTGCTGCTGATACTTCATCAAATTCAACTCCCATAGCTGACGCAATAGGTAATACCCCTCCCATTGCCGAAGCCAATGCACTTGCTTCGGCTTTTCCTTCTCGGACTGCTGCTACTAATATATCTGTTGCTTTTGAAGCTGATAAATTTTCCTTTCCATATGCGTTCATTGCACTAGTTACCAGATCCGCAACAACTTTTGTTTCACCTAGACCAACCGAAGATGCTTTTGCTGACATAGTTAAAATATCTAAAGCCTCAGCACCTTTTAAACCTGCCGATGTTATAAAAAATAATGCATCTGCTAGTTCATTTGGAGATTTTCCAAGTTCTGGTCCTAATTTTATTAAATCTTTTTTCCATAGATTAACTTGCTCTCTGCTCACTCCTACAAGACCAATAATACGTTCCATTGATGTTTCGAAATCAGTACCCAATTTTAAAACAGCAGCCCCAGCTGCTGCCAATGGCAATGTTACAAATTTAGATAATGAACTTCCAATACTTGTGAATTTGCTTCCCAATGAATTTAATGAACTTCCAAAATTTGAAATAAAAGTATTACCCGTTCCTCTAACTTGATTCAATCTTTGATTAAATGGATTTGTATTTGCATCAACTCTTGCAGTTAATTCTCCAATAACAAATGACATCATTTCACCTCATTTTGTCTATACTAGTATTTATTAATTCGTCATCATACTCAACAAAATTTCTATTTTCTTTATTTTGTAACCATCTTGCATACGCTGAATCGTTTGGCAATTCTTTCACTAATACAATAAATCTTCGCCATGTGATTTCATTATTAAAACAACATCTATTTAAATCTATTTGATAGTAGCGTAAAAAATCAGCTTCTAAAGCAGACCATGCCCATATTACAATCCTTGGCTCGAAATTTTTTTTTGTAAGTCTTTAACATTCTCATTATCTATATCATATCCCCATTGTTTCATTACAAGTGGAACAATGGTTTCGTTTACGAACTCAATACTTACATTTACATCGTTACTTGTTTCTAATGCTACTAAAAATTTTTGTCCAAACATCAACTTTATAAATTGTAAAATCTTATCATCAGGTATCGAAACAATTTGTTGTCCACCAACTTTTTTTACGCAATATCTGAGAAAAAAAGTTGAGAAATTAAAAGGCACTGATTGTGGTAACTCATATATCTTGCCTAAAAATCTAACTGTAAAACGCTCTTTCTTTTTTACATATTCTTCTAAGGCTTTGTCGAAGTCGTAAGTTAATTCACTTTCTTGCCTTTCTTTGATTTCTTCAACTTTACTATTTAATAATTCAAGTCTTTTTTCATTTTCAAGATTCATTTGTTCTTCTGTCATGTTTGTTATTCCTTTCTTTTTAACTAATAATTAACTACCTGGCACTACCTCAGTTACTCTATTTACTCTAAATGTTGATTTAAATTTGTATACACCACTTACGTCCCCAGTTTCATTATATGCGGTAAAAAAGCCATTCAGAATATCTCCATAGCCTGTATTTCTTATTCTTCTTATTGTGACTATTTTGCCTTTTTGTGCTGCATCTTTTAATTCACTTTGCCCAACATCTCTTCCAGAAGTTGTTCTTTCTATTGTTATTCCTTCAATTGCTGCTGTTTCATTTACCGCAATTGGTGTAAATTCTCCATGCAATACATCAGTTCCAGGAATAACATTCTCTGCTGCTGTTACATCTTCCTCGGAAATACTAGCATCATTGTTAAAAGCTGTTACTTTTGCAACAACTAATCCATCTATAAGAACGGTAGTTCCTGCAAATTTAACTTCGTGTCCTGTATTTACTGTTGACATACAATCACTTCCTTTCGTTATAATCTATATGCATTTTCAATTGTTGTTACTCTCAATCTATAACTTACTGTATATTCATGCCTATTATTATCATCTTTACCTATTCCATAAGGCACAATATCAACAAAACTAGCAGTTATAATATTATTACTTTCAGCAATTAATGAAGCTCCACCAAAGCCAATAAAGCTTTTATGAATTTCCATTAAAATTCTTTTTGCTTCTTGTTTTTGATTGTTTCTTACAACAATTCTGATCCCTATCTGGTCAACACTTAAAGAACTTGATTCAGGAATTGATGGAGCTTGATAGTCATATACAGCTATTTGATTATCAGGATCATTAGGCTGGAAATTATCAAATATGTTTCCATTATCTGAAAAACTTCCAAATCCATTATTATCTAACCATTTACAGAATTCATCAGCTATCATAATATCTTTTCCACCTCTTCTTTTATAAAGTCTTTTAACTTATTAGCTGCCAACCTATTAAAAGGATCTCTTAAATAAAAAGCTTTTCTTCCATGTTGGAAATTTGCTGTTGTCTCATGCCATCTTATTGCATAGGGCACTATAGGAAAACCTGTTCCTTGACCACCACCAAACGTTATACAACACGCTGGCTCATTACCTGCCGCCATAATAACTATTCCTGAATCTTTCAAAGTACCTTCATCCAAAGGCACTTCATTTTTTGCGGCTGCCAAAACAACTTCTCCTGTTTTTCGTACTGCGTTACAACATGCTTCATTAGTTAATCTTTTTATTTCATCTCCAAACCATTTTGTCCATCCATTCATAATATTTACCTCACTATACATTCATAATGATGTGTTTTACCTTGATTAGTTGGATCATCAATAGGATCTATTCTCAATACTTCCATATCTGATCTGATTTGTGGAGATGTCTGATCTATTATCCAATAATCGTGATTTATATCAATATTACTATCATTTTTCAAAAAAATAATAGCTGTTGACATTATTTCCTCACCTGTTTTCAACTTTATAATCTTATTTCCATACTGACAAAAGCCTTTTTCTAGATATGTTGATACTACTTGAAAATTACCTTCTTTTGTTCTAATTCTCTTTTTTAATGTTACACTATGAGTCATCAACGCGTTGAAAGCTGCTATACTCATTTTATACACAACCTTCTTTTTATTATTCCAGAACTAATTAAAATACTATCAACATATCCCATTGAAGATGGCAAAATCTGATTACTTGAAGAACTGCCTTTTTTAACTGAAAATCTTCCCAATGATATAGAATCTATATTACTTGAAGAAATAGATCCACTAATAACCATTTCTTGAATCATCGAAGCCACCCACATTTTTACCGCTTCTTTTTGATCTTCTGTAACAATATAATAATTATCAACATACCAATTAGTAGCACTTGAAAAGGTATCTATTTTATATCCATTTGAATATACCCCATGTATGCCTATTCTTGAGTCTAATAATTTGGATGATTGTCTTATTAATAAAGGTGTATCTTCGGAAGATGGTCTTCCTGTATAAGTGTTATATTCTATTGATGTTAAATACATATTATCCACCTTCTATTTTTTATCAGTTAATAAACTAATCATTGTTTCCTTACTGCCAACAGCTGGAAGACCTTTAGACTTACATAATTTACGAAGTTCTTTATATGGCATATTTGCAATGTTATTTTCTGGAACTTCTCCTATAAATAACGTTGCTTTTTTACATTCCATATATGCTTTTGCTTGTAAATGTTCCAAATCCGCTACATCTCCAGCTTTATAATCACCTATATCTTTAATAAATTTTATTTTCATAATAACAACCCTTGTCTTACTTTAATTTAAGATCCCTGTCCTGCATATACAGCGAATGGATATCTTGTTGCTTCATCTGTATTCAATCTATTGATTGGATTTGGAATCTGCCATGCCAATCTCATTGTAGCTCTTAAAGCTATCATATTTTGTTGTGGAAGATTGATTACAATTTCTTTAGTAACTGGATCTTGGAGGACTGCTTGATCTAGAATCTTCCAATATACATCTTCCCTAATTGCGTACATGAGCTGTCTCCAGTCTCCTGTAATTTGCATACTCATACTTGGAATAATAGAGCCATTTCTTGGGAATATACAAGGATCTCCATCTAGTCTGTAATCTGTGTTGCCTTGTACTCCTTCTTTTGCTAAAGCTTTAAATATAGGCTCACCTGTACTTGTTCTAAGACCTCTATATTTAGATCTCATTCTCATTGCACAAACGTGTCCATCTGGGAAATATCCATCTTCTTCAACTTTAGCAATTAATCCATTTTCACCTAAAACATCATTATATACATCACCTAATGACCCCATAACAATACTATTACCAGCCGCTATCGCAGTTGGAACAATTGCTGTTGGCCATATTGCTGGAGCGTTTACTCCGTAAAATACAGCTTGATCAAAAGCAAGTCCAAAAGCTTCTAATAATTTAGGTTTAACTTGCATTTATCTTCAATAAAGGTCGTTAATCTTTATCCGTCATTTTATGACTGCTATATGTTACCATATAGATGAGACCATATCTTTACCTTTTCAGGTATTCCCCTTTTCCATTCACTTGAATGTACGTCTTTCGACTGGTCGTTGAACGTTTAATCGCAATATTTCCAAATAAAATTTTTATATTTTTTTCTTTCTCCTCTTGCACACCTTGCCACACAAACTCCATATATATTATTTTGTCTGCCTGCTTCTTCACAAGATTTATATTCTTTTATGAAATTTCCATTTAAATCATATTGATTAACTTTCTTTGATGTAAATTTAGGATTCAAGTATTTTATTCTATGTTTTATATTTTCTGACTTTGTAACCCATTCTAAATTAGTATGATGATTATTAAATCCATTACCATCCTTATGATTTACTTCTGGCTTATTTAAAGGATTATCTATAAAATGTAAAGCTACTAATCTATTTATTCTATAATGTTTTGCTTTACCATTTTTAAATAATGTAACTTTAAAATATTTTAAATCTGTTTCAATACTTGGTTTTAAAATATATGGAAGTTTAAATTTTGCTTTGCTTTGAACATCGTCATAAGCAATTCTTCTAATATTCCCAAAATTTGAAATTTCATAATTTTCATATTCTTTTATTTGTTTCCATTTCTCCATGATATAATCCTCCGTTGTCGATATTATACCATCAGAAAAACCATATTACAATTACTTCGCTTCTGATTGTCCTACAAATAACCAGTTTGCAGGAGTTCCCAGAAATTAAAGGAATTTATTACCTAGCCGTTTCCAACTAGGAGAGCAAAGTTTTACCCCAAATGTCATATGCACTATCAGCCAAAACAGCTTCTGGAATTGCTACTATTACATTCAATCCCTCAGCATCCAGATATTTGTTTTCCCATGCCATTCTTGACATTTTTTTCCATTGCTCACCTTCTTGAACTGTTCCAGGCCCTGGATTTTCAAAATAAGTGATAGGCAAAACAGACACACATGGAATCCTTCTTTGTTTTCTAGACATGTTTGGAGCTTTGTACCCCAAACTCATAACAGCCGACATTTCTGCAACACTATCAACTATTTCTTTTGAATATTCTTCTGGCATTAACGCGTCTGCGTCAGCTCTTGGAATGTAATTTTCTCCTGCCAATTAAATCACCTCTTAATTATATTTTTATCTACTTCTATAATTTCTAATGATTGTATTAAAATCATTTCCACTTTTAGGAGTAGAATTTTTAGTATTTTTTGTTTCATCTCCAACTTTAACAGCTTTTTGATCTTGCTTTAATAGCCAAGGTTTTTCAGCAATTAATGCTTTTAAAGCTTTTTCAACTCCTGTAACATTACCCTTTTCATCAACTTCTATATCTTCTTTATCAAGTAATTTATAAGCTGCCACAGTATCAATTATGTTTAAGCTGTTCCCAATAGTTGTAATTTCTGCCTTAATTAATCTCTTATTTGCTATTGCTTCTCTTTCAGCTGCTTTTTTGTTAGATTCTTCAATTTGTAACTTTAATTTTTCATTTTCTGTTAAACTTTCTTTTTGTTTTTCTTGATCTCTTTTATCATTTTCAGCCTTTAAAGCTTTTGCAATTTTCCTATTAATTACTGCTTGAAATTGTTTTTGACTTTCAAATACTACTTTATCATTTTCAGTATTTTTATTATCTAGATTTTCAGTGGAATTATTTAGGTTTTCACCTTCTGAACCCTGATCTATATTTTCATTGTTTAAATCTTCTGACATATTCAACTTCCTTTCTCATATTATTTACGCCCTGTCAGGCTCAATTGTATATTCACGCTTACCAGCTCTTTATTATAATTTAAATTATATAGGAAATATAAAAAAAAATAAAGCCCCTTATATTTTTTCTATGTAGAGAATTATTTTATTTCTATCTGGTCTAAATTTACTTTTTCTGTAGCATTATTAATTAATAAATTAATCGTCAATCTTAAACTTTTTACAGTAGACCAATTCGCAGTACCATTTTTTGTAAATGTAGAAAATGGTATATCAAAGATATTCCAACCACTTACTGGCACTGAAAAATGTAAATAATTTATTGCATAATCAAAAGGAATTGTAGTAAAAAATAAAGCCGAAATACTTGCTATATTTGCATTATTAGCCACATAAAATCTAAACTTCAAACTATTATAAGTATTTAAATCAGCAACACAAACAACATCAATTATAAAATACCCTGTAAGTACTGCATTTTTAGTAAGTTCAATGGAAGAATTGCCAATCATTTTATTAGTTGTATCCACTAAACCACTGCATCCAAACAAAGTTATATCGTCAAGACTTTCACATTTATTAAGTATAAAACTTTTTTTATTATTTCTCTTATTTAAACCTAGACCTAATCCTTGCATTTTATCACCTACCCAATCAACAAACTAATGATAATAACAAATAATTATTATATTGATTTGAATTAAAAATTGCTATAGTTTTAGTATTTCCATCAGTCATTAATATATCGAATGTAATATAATTATTTACAATAATATTCAATGTTCTTGAAGAGCTTCCTTGACTACTTATAGACTTTAAACCATTTATATTTTTATCTTGCCAATTAAATAATACTTTATCATTATAACTACATTTTTGTGTTAGAAATTCATTTTCTATATACAGCATTACAGATTTAAATCCACCAGAATAAAAAATCCAATTATAAAGCTGTGTTTGTGTAGGATCTATTCCTTTATTGATAATATTGCCATCTACTAAATTTACACTAGAATGATTTAAATAATATGAAAGTGGAGGATTTATAATTTGTATTTCTGAATAGTCTTGTATATTCATGCTTGTATTTAATTCAGCTTTTACACCATCAGATAAAAAAGCTCCACTTTGATAAATAATAGGCATATTATTTAATGTTGATTGAATTGCATTTTTTTTATTTGGGGAATAACTTTGATTATAAAAAACTTTAACTCTACCTACTGTTCCGTTGCAAAAATTTTCTATAGCTGTAATATCTATATATCCATTAACAAAACCTATATCAATTTCGCTTAAATCTGATTCCCTTATAATTCTACAACAAAATCCATTATACTTATATGAAATACGATAATATGAAAACCATAAGACACACGAATTATACGCTCCAAGTATTAAATCAAGACCATATCTTTTATTAACTCTAGATTTATTAAGTCCTAGTCCTAAACCTTGCATTTTATCACCTACTCTTCATCAATACCTTGATAAGCTATTATAGTTCCAGATGTTATTGTTATTTCTGTAAATCTTCCCTCGAACTGAGATCCAGCTTCGAAAGATATTGCAGTTATACCAGATACATTACCATTACAACTTAAAACAGAATCCGTAATAACTCTTATGCCTACAAATATATAGCCATCATCTGGCGTAATTGTCGCAGCTCCACTGTATTGTCCACCATATTGTCCCATTGAAGCCTTTACAATATGTTTTGTTTCGTTTATATGAGCCTTTATTTCGTTATACAAATCTTCAATATAAGTTATTGAACCATCTTTTTTATAAATTTTTCCACTCAATGGGGAATATAAATTATCTTTCATGAAAAACATCTCCTTTAAATAAAATAAAAATCCTATATTTATTATATAGGATTTTTGCTATAAAGTTTTATTTATTTATGCAATCTAATTTTTCTTTTATACTTGTTCTAAAGGTATTAAAATTTTTTATATAAAACTCATTAATATCCTTGTAATTTCTTAATTTAAAACAATAAGAAGTTAATCCTAATTTTCTTAACATTTCATCTAATTTATTAGATCCTTCTATACCTGCTTTGTCATTATCAAAAGATATAATAAATTTTATTTTATTTTCCATCAAATGGGTTTTGTTGTATATTACTTTATCAATAAATCTATTTATCATACCTACCGAATTTATGGATATAGCTTTATATCCAAAGTTTTCAAATGATAGACAATCAAATATGCCTTCGGTGATAAATAAAAAATCATTTTCTTTGACTTTATATAGATAATTTATATTGAAGATTTTCAATGGAATATCTTTTAAATTTAAAACTTTTAAACCTGTGTTTGAAAATTTATCATCTTTTCTAAGTATACAATTTTTTATTTTATCACCTTCCCAAACTGGTATTATATTCCTATACATATAAAGTCTTTTACTATCTGGAAGTATTTCTTTTGGAAAAATCTTTACAGGGTTTTCTATTAAAATTTTATATTTATTGAAAAGCTTCGTGTTATAAATACCTCTTTTATAAAAATATTTATACTGCCATTCTTGCATATTTTTATAATATTCTGATATGATATTAGTTAAGTCTATATCATATTGTTTTTTTTTGATTTCAACTTTTGTTTGTTTATGTTCAGGCTGTGATCTATCTCTTGTAGATAGATCACAGCCTAATATATTTAATCCTTTTTCAACAACTTCGTAAAAGTCATCTAATCCGTCCATATTCCTTATAATACTGAATGAATCCCCTTTTATTCCACAAGAACAACAACAAATATTTTCTTTAACTGTTAGACTATTTTCTGGAGTCTTATGCCTAGACTTTAAACAGGTCCAATTACCCTTTTGTGTTTTTGGTGGTATAGCTCCATAATAAAGTAATATTTTCTCTAAATTATCTTTAATATATTGCTTATCTTTATCAGTAAAAAAACTTTTTCCCATATTTTACCTCCTAGTCATATTTTATATCAATTTCATTATCAGTTAAATAAAAATATTTGTTCATTATTTCTCCAGTATCTTTTAAAATAATATTATTCTTTTCATCAGCAACCAAATAATTTTTTATAAAATTTTCTATACTTATATCTTTTTTTGAATCATCCATAACAATAAACTCTGAATGATTCAAACTTATCCAAGAACAAAATTCTAAATATTTATTTTCAATTAATTTTATTTCCCTATTTTTTATATATATTTTACAAATAGGTAGTTTATAACAAACATATCCTTCTTTATATTCAAACAACATAGGATTTATCATACCATTACTTGAATTTTCTTTTAATTCTCTTAGAATATTTTCACTTATAAAGTTTTCAAGATCATTAAATTTATCTTGTGCTTCTTTCATACTTCTTTTATATCGTTCTATATTGCTTATACAGACTTTTTTATACTTTTCATATCTATATTTAGCTTCCTGTATTTTTTCTATCTGCTCGGTTAAATAGACATCAAAAGATACATTTTCATTCATTTGTTCATTATCAAAAATATCATTATCTTTGCTATCTGTAAATTTAATCATACGTTTTACCTTTCAAATCTCTTAATATTCTTAAATACTTTTCTTTTAAATTAGGTTTATTTGTATAAAATAAAATATTCTTTTCTACAAATATATTTTTTTTCTGGTCCTTCAGCAACAAAGAATTTTTCACAGCTTCTTGATGATCTTTATAAATAGTTATTTTACAATAACTATAAAACTTAGAATATTCTAAATTATTTAAATCTTCATCATAAAATTCTATAGAATTTTCCCTCAATTTATCAACAAATTCTATAGTATTTTCTTTTTCCTGAAGTAATGAAACTTCACTATCATATAATTTATCATATATTTCTATCTTGCTATAATTTGAGTTTTTATGTATTACAGGTATTGAAAATATTAAAGAAATAATAAGTAAGATAAATATACAAGCTAAAAATAAAACTATAGATCTATTCATTCTCATTTACCTCCCATAATTGTTTAATTTCTACATTTAAAATTTTAGCTATTTTTCTAAAATGCGAAAGTTTACAAACTTTATTTCTATTCAACTCCAAACGTCTTATGGTTTGAACTCCTATTTTAGTTTTATCCGACATTTGCTGTATTGTGAACCCTCTATATATTCTCCACTTCCTTACACAATTCTTTTTTAATCTTTCATTGTTTTTGTTTTTCATTAAATTAATCCTCCTTCAGATAAATTTCAATTTTTTCTGGACATTCTTCCATATATAAACCTTCTACTTCGTTTCCATGATTGTCAAAAAACTTATTATCTTTTTTTAATAAAATTTTAGAATAATTAGACCAATCAATATCACCATTTTGAATAAATGTTGGATTAGTTAATGTGACAAATTCAATTAATTTCTTATTATTTCTTTTTACTTTTACCTTTTTATCAAATAGCTTTATATCACATGACAAACTCTTCAAAACAAAACATTCACCATCATTTTTTAGATGGTCTTTAATTTTCATCATTTCATCTTTAATATTTCCGTAAATATTATTTTTTTCTTCTAAAAATAAATTATCAAGATCTTTGATTTTATTTTCAAGATCTTGAATTTTTTTTACGGCGACCTCCCTTATTCTTTGATAATCATTAGAAATTTCCTTTAGTTCATCAATTTGATTTTCAATGTTTAATGTTGCTTCTTTCATTTTTTTTAGTCCTCCATTTTAATATATTTTGTAAATTTAAAACATAATATCATATATTCATAATAAATGCAATATTGAAAAAAGAGCTGATTAGAAAATCAGCTCTTAACTATAACATAGATATTTGATTATTAGTTATCATATCGATTATAGTTGATTTCCCAATTATTTCAGCATATTTATTTATTTTATCATTGGTTAGTTTGTAAATTTCTTTAGCATTTTTATTATTATTTAATCCATCTTGAATACTTTTTTGTGCGGCTAATTCAGCAACACCTAAAAAATATAATTGCCTTTCATTCATTGAATCCCTTACTTTATTTGGCTTTATAGTAAAATCAAATAAATTCTTGTAAATCATTTTAGTAAAATTAGAATACAATAATTCAGGCTTTTTTACATATGTTGAATCGGGGTTATTTTCTTTTGTCATCTCTAATAGTTTTTTTAATATATCTGTAAATTCTTTTCTCGCTTGCTTTCCATTTTTTCTTTCTTTTAACCATTCTTCATTTTGTTGATTTACTTTTATTTGTAATAATTGTTTTCTCATTCTAAAAAATTCTTTTGTAATAAGTTTTTTAAAAGTTAACACCATATCTCCATCTTTTTTTAATGCTTTCATATTCATTATTAAAAATGTTAACTGTTGCTCATTTAAATATACAAATTCTAGCGGTCTTCCTCCAGTACTTTTTCCTTTTGAAAAGGATAAAGTCCCTAATTCTTCAAAATCTTTTTTGTAAGTATTTATTAAATTTATAATACTTTTATGTGTTCTTTTTAATTGCTCTGACACAATCAAACTTGTTGTTAACGGCTCATTATTTTTAATAATTACTAAGTTATTCATAATATAGTTACTCCTTACTTTTAGAATAATTATATTTTATCATATGTATTTTTATATTCCAATAAAAAAAAGAAGCAAAAAGCTCTCCTTTTTGAAACACTAATATATTAGATATTATTTAAAATTTAGTAGTAATATCCTCTTTTAATATAGTATGTAACATTTTGAACGTTCTTTTTTTTTCATAATCTCTATAATATCTACTATCAAAAGTATATATAAGATTTGAATTATTTAATACTTTTATTTACTCTTAGTTTTATTTCTTCAATTATCATTTCTTCAATGCCTTTCTATTTTTATAATCATTATACTTTTTTTGAGTCTGCAAAAAAATTTCCCTTCTTATCAAAAATTCCAAACTCTTTTTTAATTAAATTTAACTCATTCATAAACATCCTCCAAATAAATAAATCTTTGCAAGTATCCAAAGTTTGAGGGCTCGAATACTTACAAAGATTTTAAGTTATTTAGCAACTTATTTTAGGCCCTCAATCTAAAATAAATTACTAACATACTAATTATACACTAAATACTATTATATTCCAACAAAAAAAAGAAGCCAATTGCTTCTTTTTTTAACTTATATATATATTGAAATATAGGGAACTGATTATACACCAAAACTAAACCATAAATATATAATATCATAATTTATTTTATGTTTAAAGATGTAGCTATTTGATTTAAATATTTTGCCGCTAATTTACCAGCCTGCCCTCTTATTTTCACAGGGTATATATTATTAATAAATTCTTTTGACATGTCCTTCATTCCGTATTTTAACGCTAAGTCTATTAATTTATTTAAATGTTCCATATCACTTGCATGATAACCTATACTTTCATTATAAATCCTGTATTCAAAATTATCTGGATCATGCTTGAAATGATTTAATACATCTTTTTTACATATCCAATCTGGGAAAATTACTGGTTTTTCTAGTATCCAAGCTTCGTAAATTGTAGATCCTGCGTCTGCAATCACTACATCAGCGTCCAACAGCTCTTGAAATGTTGGAGTATGTTTAATGTTGCTGTTTAGCTTGCTTGTAGGATGAAGAGCCAACGATTTATCGTAACATTTTGGGATTCTGTTTATTAGCTCTAAACATTCAGGATATGAGCTTCTCCCATTATGAGTAGAATTATATCCATGAGTAGGCATCCAAACTATATAAGGCTTTTCATGTATATTTCTTTTTACTTCACCATTTAACAGAGGATCTAATTTTGTATATCCACACACAAAAATTTCACCTTTATAACCTGTTTTTCTCATTCTTTGTTCCCATGCAGGCCCTGGAACAAAAGCATATTTATAATCTTTAATATTTTTACCTATCCAATAATTCTTATCACCTATACCATGACTAAAAAATATATCATATGGTCCAACAGGAACTTTCATAAATTGATTTATTCTTTTGGACGAGAAAAACCTACAATTTATTGTTGTTAAAGGTCTATTGCTATATCCAGCATTTTTTAAATGTTGAATTATTGGATTTGAAAGTGCTTGTATAGCATATTTATAGGCTTCACCTGCGTGTTGACTTTGTATATCATAGCAAAAATTAAATCTATTACCATTGTGTTTAAGTCCTAAAGATTCAACAAATTGTTTATTGTTTGTCCTGTTGATTCTAAGCTGTTTAAAGCACCTTAAATTTCTAAAGGTGCTTTCAACAGGTGATAAATTTAACACAACTTCTTTAAATGGAGGAAATTTATAACCATCAACATTAATTTCAAAGTGTGCAGTATTTAAAACAATTACAGCCATATCATATTATTCCTTTCTAATAATTAAAATCTGTCCATCAAATTTATAACCATCTATTATTAACCGATAAATATATTCCCCTATTTCACTAGCTTGTAACATATTATCGAAATCGTCATCAGGATTTATATAATGTCTCATGTCTGTGTTTACTGCTTCTGGACATACACAGTAAACTTTTATTCCATAATCTTTTAATTCTTCTGCCATACTAAGACTAAAATTTATAATAGCTGCCTTTGTTGCCGAATAAGCTGCTCTTCCTGCTCTAGCTCCTAGTCCAGCTGTGGAAGCTATATTAATTATTTTACCTTTTATTTTTCTTTCTATACAATGTTTTATATATGCTTTTGAGCAATTGAAAACACCATGGACATTTACATCAAATTGTTTTTTCCAATCATAATGGGTTATTTCATTTATACTTCCCATCTTTATAATTCCTGCATTATTTATTAATACATCTATATCATTATCAATTAATATAGAATCTATACATGTACTTTTGCATATGTTTATATCACTGTTTACTCCAAATATTTTTACATCACTTGTTATATATTTTTCACAATGTTCGGTAATTGCTCTTCCTATACCCCTATTATTCCCTGTTATTATAATATTCATAAATACCCTCCGATATAACTAAATCTAATGGAGTAGTAATTTTAATATTACACTGTTCTCCTTTTATTACTATTGGCTTAGTATCACTGAAATTTATAACCAAAACAGAATCATCCGTAAAATTAAATAATTTCAATTCTTTAGCCTTTTCATGACAACTTTTAAGTAAATTTAATTTATACTTTTGTGGCATTTGTACTGGTCCACAAAAATCCCTATCAATAATACTTCCAAAATCTTGTATTATTGTAGCGAATAATGTATCCCTTGGCACAATAAAGTCACCTGTAAATTTTAAAACTTTTTTAATTAGATTTTCAGAACAAAATGGCCTTACAGCTTCCATTATTAAAACATAATCAGTTTTAATATGTTCAAGTGCGTTATATACTGAATTTTGCCTAGTTTCTCCTTTTTCAATTACTTTATAATTTTCTATGCAATAATTATTTAATATATTTTCAGTTTGATAAGAATTATTACATGGTATTATAATTTGTCCTATTTCTTCAATCTTTCTTAATGTTTCAAGTCCATATATTATTATAGGCTTACCTTTCAACCTTGCGAACTGTTTTGGATATCCCAAATCAGCTCTAACACCAGAGCCGCCTGATAAATAAATAACATCTATCATATTATTTTTCCTCTCTAAAATTATCCTTATTTTCTTCAATAAATTTCAACATTTTAACAAAACTCTGCATTCCTTCGAGATCTTGTCTTATAGAGTTAAAACATTCATAGTTATATTTATTGTAATCTCTTGAAGTTCTTAGATCATCAAATCTCTTTCTAAGTGTAGTTATTTTATTTATTATTTCATCATGCATTTTAACCAGCTCCCTATTATTCAATATTATTTATTTTTCTTTAATATCCATGCGAAATATTTTTCTAATCCTTTAATTAAATAGCAACTTCTTTTCTCAATTAATGAATATCCATTCTTTTCAAATATTTTTTTATAATCTCTTAAATTCAGTTCTATTAAAATAATATATTCACTTGCTATTTTAGTCATTTCTTTAAATATCCAATTGCTATCTACATGTACATGTTGAAGTACTGCCATAGTATAAATAGTATTGAATTCATTTTCTTTAAATTTTAAAATACAATCTTCAATAGCTGAATTTATAATTTTAGCTTTTAAATCAGGGAAAAATTCTTTTTGTTTTTCTACTGCTTCATTACTTATTTCAACACCTGTTAAATGTTTGTATCCATCAATAAACAAGCCGTTTAAATTTCTTCCACAATTACAACCAATTTCTAACACTTTTTTATTCTTAGGTACTTTATATTTAGCTAATAAGCTTAATAAATATCTAGTTCTTTGTTCTGTGTGAGGTCTAATATAATTTTCTGTTTTATTGTGGTCTTGTGGTGATTGCCAATAATTTAAACATTGTTCTAATGTATTTTTTTTAATATCATAATTCATAATTTAGATCTCCATTCTTTTATAGTATTATCACTTATTATTATTCTATCATCATTTTTGAATACATCTAATAATAATTTTATTTGTATTTTATAATCATGAATTAATTTGCCTTTTCTTCTTTTCTTTCCATCAACTCTTATTAATTTTTTTTCACAATCATCCCATTTTAATGTTTCTGCTGGCAATGAATAAAATGGATGATAACCTACAGAATAGAAGTCACAACCAACGATCTCTAATGATTTTATATTCATAGTCAATAGATGTAAAATAGAAAGTGTACTCATATTTGGATCACTTCTATTTAAAATTATTTGCAGTTCTCCAAGAAATTTATTAGTTACTGGTACTATATCAATTTGTTTATTTTGTCTTTTAGCTTTTTCAAAATCTGAATTTATTTTTATGAATTTGCCTAAAAATTGCTTATCTCTGTTAGATCCATTTAAAGGATCTCTTTTTGAAATAAAATATTTTATACCATCACTTTTTAACATTTGAATCCTGCCTAATTTAAACTTATTTGCTGTATAATGCAACATAGTATTTATAGCCCCTGTATGATATAAAATATCTGTTCTATTTCCTATATCTTCATGGTATTTTTTTTGACAAAAGACAGGATAAGATTGATTCATCCTTACAATTACATCGTTAGAGTTAATTTTTTTACCTAGTCCACTTCCTTTTAACAGCTTACTAGGCCCAACTAAAATAACTTTTTTGCCTTCTAAATATTTTTTATAATTAATTATATTTTCTTTGTAGTTCTGCATAACATCACTCCACTATTTTTCCTATTATTTTGACATATTCATTAAAAAGTAAATCAATCTTGTTTAAAATTTCTTTAGTTGTTTTAAATTCGCCATTAATTTCTTTTTTAATTGCATTTATTAAGAAATCAATATTTATATTACTTTTTTGTCCTAGCTCTGTAAGTAATAAAGGATCTCCTTTTATTTTGCTTGCTTCTTTTCTTATATAGTTAGAAACTGCGTGCATTCCAAGTCCTTCAAATGTAAGAAGATGTCCCCATCCACGTCCATCCTCAGCGATTAAAAATGATGGTTTTCTATTCTTCAAAAACCATTTATGAGCGTGAAGTCTAAATCCTACATGCATATCAATATTATTATAATAATCTAAATTAGAAGAATCTCCAGACAGATTTACATACTTTTTATATAATCTTTCTTCTGGAAGTGTTTGATGAGTGGTTATAATAACTTTAAATCCTTCTTTTTGTAATATATCT